AAACAGGGTCGAGTAATTGTATGGATTCCTGCTATTATGCCTGAGGTTGAAGACACGAAAGGACTATGGGCAAGACCTGGAAATAATCCTGTGGGCGGGAGGAATATGCAAGGAGATTCCGCTCATCATAATATGGGAACATGTTATGTCCCACAAGTGGGTAGTTGGGTTTTTGTATTTTTTGAAGCCGGAAATATTGATTCGCCATACTATTTTGGTTCTCTTGATATTGGAAATACAAAATCATTACCTGAATGTCAAGACGCAGAATATTGGAATAAATGGGTTGTGTTTAAAAGTCCACAAGGTCGGTGTGTAGTTATTTCTGATGACCCAAATGATGAAAGAATTGAAATTACAGGAAAGAAAAGACAGATTTCAGAACCACCAACTGGAGATGTTCCTTCAGTCTACAATATAGATGATAATCAAACGACTATTTTACTTGATGAAAAATCAGGTCGAGAAAAACTCTTAATCAGGACGTATAAGGGTGATTTCATTCATATTGATATAGACTCTCAAAAGTTACAATGTTTCTTTGAAGGTGATATTGTGATTGAGAGTGGAGGAAGCATTCATATTACTGCTGAAAAGGACGTAAAAGTAAAAGCAGGAATGAATATGCACCTACAATCTGTTCAAGCTATGCATCAAAAGAGTGGAATGAATACGCATCATGAATCTGGGGCAGAACATCATACAAAAGTAGCCGGTACTATCAATCGAGATGGGGCGTCAATAAGTGATAACGGCGGGGCAGCTCAACAAGCTGTTGAACCAAATCCAGACCTTCCAGTAGGTGAAAGGAGCACATAATGTCTTTATTACCAATACCAGACTTACCACAAGCTCCTGAGCTTCCTGGTGTACCTGATGTGGGTGATATTATTGACGGTGCTGTTGATCAGATTCCTGGAATTTCAGATGTTGTTGGGGACATTGATTGCAACCCTCAAAAGTCATTATGTGATAAATTTAATAACCAACTAGATGATGCGATAAAGCAAATTGAGAATTTTAGTAATATCTTTCGAGATAAACTCGGTAGAGTCCAAGATAAACTTGAGTCTTTCAAACTAGATATTCCAAGTACAGAAATTGATGATCTATCAAAAACTATGGAAGATGAAGCCGCTGCTGCCCTCCCGGACATTGATCCTTGCGATCCAGCAGAAATTTTAAAGACTCTAGAAAATTGTGGATTGGCGTTTCCCAGTCTTGCTTCTCCAAAACAAATGGAGAAGGATATGAGAGATTGGATGAGTTTTAAATTGAAAAATATATTTGGGGATTTTGAATTTCCAGACTTTGATTTTGCGATGCCAGATTTTCCAAGGTTACCATCATTCGAATTACCGGAATTTCAACTCCCAGAATTTTCTATATCTCTTGATTTTGATGGTTTAGATAACTTGTTAAGTAAGTGGAAATTTCCTGATCTTTTGGGGTCAATGGATGGACTTTTTAACTGCCTTGATTCTATTTGTAAAGACGTTGATTTGGACGATAAAATTACTAGAGTGAATAATAGTCTTAGTGGCATGGGAATTTCTGATAGTGGAACATTAGATACAAAACAATTGATGGATAGTGTTGGTTTATCAGATCTCCATCAAGCTGGTGTTAATAAAGCAAAAAGTACAATGGCAGATCTAAAATCTGCTTATACAAGTGCAGCTGAAAATGGTGCAACTGCAGTTACTAATCAAACAAAAAATATGGTTGCTCAAACTACACAGCCCGCAGAAGGTGTTATTGCTAAATACAAGTCATTGTTTTAGGAGTTATGATGAAGATACCTTTAAAACCAAGTCTTCTTAAAATTCGAAGAAAGTCTCCAAGGTGGATTATCCTCCATCATACCGCAGAGATATATGACGATCCTGCAGCAACAGTAGCAAATACAAAATTTCAAATACCTGCAATTGCAAAAGGAGTACTTGAGAAGAAACAAGGTGATGTAAATTATCACTACATTGTAGATAAAATTGGTGAAGACTTTCAACCGATTGTATGTAGACCCTTTGTGTTTATGTGTGACTGGCCAGATATTAGACCTGATGTAAATAATGCCGCTGTTCATATTGCTGTATTAGGAAATTTTGATTTTAAAGTACCTGAAAAGAGATTGTATGAAATATTATGTTTTAGATTAATTAACCCCATGTTAAAAATGTGGGGACTCTCTCCAAGCCGCGTCAAATTTCACAGAGACGTGTCAACGGATAAAGATCTTTCCTGTCCTGGCGACTTTATTGATATGGCTGTCGTCCAAGCGATGATAAGACGCTTTGTTATTAAGTAGTCTGTTTCTCACCTGTTTGTTTCCATTATAGTAATTTCGATTATATATATAACCTTTATGAGTTTAATGTTATATAAACCATGAAAGGAGATGTATATGCTGTCGTTTGAGAAAGAGAGTTTGAAAAAGTGGAACATGAAAATGGATGATAAACATGTCTTCACACTTAATTTAATGACCTCTTCTATCACAAATAAATTTAACATTGTTTCTGATTTTATCCAGAATGTGTCCAAAGTTATTGGTCAAGAATTTGATGATTGGTTCTTGGAATTTCTGACAAACTACAAAGCGAGAAAAGATTTTGCAACTATTGTTGAGAATATTGATAAATTAAAAGGTTTTGTTGATAAGTATATTGACGAAAGTGACCTTGACTTTTCTAAATTTGTAGATGTAAGTAAAGCAAAAAAAGGAACAATCCTTTTTATGCCTGATGAAATTGAAATGATTATTCGAGCTTCTGGTTATTTGAAATTGTATTCTGTGATTTCTAATAGTCAGGATATGCAGCTAAGCAGAAAGTTGCATGGTGAAGCTTATAATATGATCATTACGGACATTGTTAAGAGTGAAGTTGCAGCGAAAATTTTTAACGTTGTAAAAACCAAAACCTACAAATACAATATGACTGACAAGTATATGTGGGAATACATTAAAATGATTCAATGTAAGTCAATAGACGTCCACACAGTTGAGATTTTTAACTTTATTATGAACTCCATTCTGGTTCTCTGTGAAGAGGACAAAAACCCAATTACATACTTTGTTGGAGTTGTTGACGAGTCTGTAAAATGGTTCTTGAGATCTGTATATAAGAAAACGGTCATTTATGACGACTCGATATCTACAGAAGATATTCATGGAATGAACATTGACAATCTCAAGACGTATAGTTATAATGATACTCTTGGGAGACTCAAGGGAATCGCATATGAGAAGATTTACCAAGATTTGGATAAGTCGTCTATAATGTTAATTGATGAAGATAATGAATCTGATAAAAACATTACAGAATTCCAAAATAGAATTTTAGACGTCGAATTCATTTCTCCATTATGTGATTGTTTAGTATTTCCAATATTATCAAAGATGACAAACATTCCTTATACACATTTTACAACATTGTCACCTGAACATGCTACAATACTTTCATTGTATGTAAAACGAATTTTGGAGAAAGTTTTTAAGAGTGAGTACCCGAATTTGTTTACGCTTCTGGAATATTTCCCAACTACTGCGCCTGCTATTGCAACTACATATAAAATTAAAAATGTAAATGATGATGGTGGGTTCATTCAAATTCAAAATAACGTTGCGAATTTTTTTGGCTTTTCTACGAAGATTTTACCTTACAAAATTATGAGCTACTTTGTAGGTAGGAGTTCAAGAGTCAATTTCCAACATGTTTTGACTGGAAAGAAGTTGGGTGGTATCCCTCTTTCTAAAGTGGAGTCAGATGTAGTTAAATTTTATACTCTTTTCTTTTCTGGAGCTTTGGATGAAAAGATTGAAGAGATGAGAAACTACATGCAAGATGACTTCTAAAATAATGGGTAGAGTCTTGTCGGGACTCTACCCATTTTCCGTTGTTAATTTTAGAACAAACTTAAAATGTGATACCTTTGTTAAGGAGTTATACAATGACAAAATTACAGGAAAGCTTTGAAATCCTAGAAGAATTACTCCGCCAGGCTCACGAGTTAATATCTCCTATGACATACCATGATGATCTTGAGAGATTGACCCCACAGTTTATGATGGGTGATATGCAAAAGAATCCTGGATGTTATATTAAAATGGATACTGGTCGAAAAACGATGGTGTTTCCTATCTGTAATAGAAATGGAATCAAGACACCACAAATGATCAAGTTCTCTCTAAAGTTAGCAGCAAGATTAAACGATGCAGATTATGTTGATCAAGAAAGAATTTCAATTGTGATTTCGAAGTTAAATCGTCTTTTAAACAGATATGACAGACCAGTACCAAAGCCTTCTAGAGCCGCTGGAGTTAAAAGTCTAGCCACACAAAAATTTAATCAATTGATGAAATAAAATGTTAAGACTTCTGAATACTGATTCTTATGTGAAAGGTCTTACACCAGTAACGTCGATGACATATACTACTAAAGCTGGTGAGTTTCATGAGGATGGTCTGTTTAGCGAAAAAATTTTTGGGCCTAATGGATCTCTTGAGAGACGACAAACCTTTTCATATATTGAGTTGAGATCAAAAGTAGTACACCCTGCCGCTTTAAGAATAATTCTCCAGTTAGATAGACGTGTAGAAAAGTTTTTATCTACCGAAGACTCATTCATTTTGAATAAAGGTCGCCTAGAAGTAGTAGAGACTGGAGGTGTCACTGGAATCAATGAGTTCATCAAATTGTTTCCAAGGATCAAGTGGAGAGGTGAAACAGACACAAGAGAAAAGTTAATCAAATTTATTGAAAATGAGAAAAAGAAAAAAACTCTTTTCATTGATAAAATACCTGTTATCCCACCTGATTTAAGACCTGCAGTTCTAGGTGAAGATGGAAACTGGATGATTGACGCTCTTAATGACGTATACATTTCAATTATGAGAAGAGCTGCTCAAGTGAGATCTTCTGGTTCTGGACCTTTATATGATTTATTAAACTATGCATTACAAAATGCAGTTATGGATCATGACAACTATATTCGAACGAGAATTAATAAGAAACAAGGTCTCATTAGAAGTCAGATGCTTGGTAAGCGTGTAGACTTTTCAGGCAGAGCAGTTATTACACCAAGTCCAAAAATCAACTTAAATGAACTTGGGGTTCCATTACGTTTGGCAGTTGGTCTCTTTGAACCATTCATATTACATCGCTTGCTTTATTCCGGTAAAGTTAATAGAGAAACTTTAGCAACACTTGTTGAAGAATTTACAGGGTTGGAATTATCTGTGGATGGCATCAAACGAGTATTGAAAGCTATTAAAGAAAACGATAAAATCCCTGAAGATTTATATGAGTTATTTTTTGAAGCAACTGATGCTGCAATGGCGGGAAGGGTAGTTGTACTAAAACGTGACCCTGTATTACATACACAAAGTTATATGGCTTACTTTCCTGTATTACATAGGGGAAATACATTAGAAATGTCAACACTTCAAGTTGGTGCTCACAATGCTGACTTTGATGGTGACCAAATGGCAGTATTTCATCCATTGACAGATGAAGCTCAAAGAGAAGCTAGAGAGAGAATGACACGTCTTACTAGCGGTACATCTTCTTCTCAGTTAGTATTTGAATTATCAAAAGAGATGTGGGCGGGTTTATATATCATAACTAAAGATAAAAAGTCATCTAAACCTGCAAAAGCTGTATCTGATGAAGATTTGGAAAATATAACTGACCCATATATTCCTGTAAAATATAGAGGAAAGACAACTACAGCAGGAAAAGCAATTTTCAATAGCTGTTTTCCAAAAGGAATGTCATTTCAAACAGGTATTGCATCTAAAAAATTAACAGGGTCTTTAATACAATTAGCTTTTAAAAAGTATGGTGAACCGGCAACTATTAAAATTGCTAATAAATTGAAACATGTAGCTTTTAAATGGGCAACTATCACTGCTCCATCAATGACTCTTGATACATTTCAACTTCCAAAATCTGTGTATGTGATTAAAGAAAAGATCAAAACTGCAACTCCAGAAGAAGCACAAGATCTTATTGATAAAGCTCAAAAAATTGTAGAGAAAGAATTAAAAGATACAGGGTTTGGTGATTTAGTAGAATCTGGATCTGCTAAAGGTTGGGGTCAGCCAATGCAGATCCTTGTTTCTAAAGGTGTTATTGCTGATCCTGATGGTAATGTTTTAGATCCTGTAGCTGGTTCATTTGCGGACGGCTTATCAAATGTTGACTTCTTTAAAGCATCACAGGGCGCAAGAAAAGGTATTATTGACCGTGTTATCAACACGGCGGATACCGGATATATGGCTCGTCGACTTGCATATTTCCTCAATACTGTAGAAGTTGATCGCACTCTACGAGATTGTAAAACAACCAGGACTCTTGATTTTCTATTAACAGAAGATTTAATAGATCGATTTACTGGTCGATTCGTTATTAAAAATGGTAAGTTAATGCCATTTGAACAAGCGAAATTGAAATTAGGTGATATTGTTCATTTACGAAGTCCTGTTTTTTGTAGAAGTCCAAAAATATGTCACACTTGCTATGGGAGATTAATTGAGAGACATAGAACTCCATATGTCGGTATTTTAGCATCACAGATTATTGGAGAGAGAGGGACCCAGCTAATTATGAAGACATTCCATACAGGTGGTGCTGTAACATTGATTAAACGAGATATGTTAAGTGATATAATTAATAATGATCCATTGTCAGGATTGAAAAAATAGTGGAGTTGTTATGAAAACTTTCAGAACTGAATCAAAATATCATGATGACGCGTTAAAACGAGACATCAAAAGAAAAGTAACCGTAGCTGGTGTTACATTAGTTGGACTTCCACTTGTTACTATGTACGCACTCTTTCAAGTATATGAAAGACTATTAGCAAAGAAAAAGAAAGCTAAAACTCCAAGAGAAAAGTCTGAGATCGAATGGAAGATACAAAGACTAGCCAGACGAGCTAAGAAATTAATGGCGAAGGTGAAGAAAAATGGCTAAGAGTATATCTACATATCTAAAACAATCTGGTAATGATCTTGTTGTGTTAAGAGATTGTGTTCTTACTATTGATATGTCCAACTATGATGCCGACAATATGAGAATGGAAGAGAAGATATGGGTCAAGTCATTGTTAGCAAAAGCGGAGTTTGGAGATCTAATATTTGATATTGTTCTGGATTATCCTGTAGACCTTCATGTATATAAGATGGACAAAGTAGGAAAAGAATACATCAAACTCCATTATACAGCGAATTCAATTATGCTATCAGTTTCAATTGAAGCCGCTGAATCTAAAGTTCAGATTTCATATGTAGATCGTCTAATTGGCGGAAAAGAGATCTTAAAAGATGCTTCTCATTTATATAGAAAGTTGTTTGCAGTATATGGCAAACTTTCAAATATGGATTCTGCACACCTAGAGGTCCTTTGTTCTCAAGTATTAAGAGATAGACAAAATGTCCAAATACCTGCGAGGTTAGGAAAAAAGTGGGATCCTACTTTAGTAAATCTAAAGAAAGTAGTTTTCTCAGAAGGGTTTATCAATGGGCTTGCATTTGAGAATGTCAATGAAGCAATTAAGACTGGTTTGATATCTGATGAACGAGCCGAACCTAGTATTATTGAAAAGGTTATGACAGGTACGTTGGTTGATGATAGACGTGGACAAAAAGGTATGGTAGGAAGTAGACATTATAAAAATAGGTAATGATATGTTACTAGAAGAATATCTAGATCATTTACAGGAAATTGAACCAACCACTGCTGCAGGAATAGTAATTGGATCCATGACTTTTTTGATGATTGTAGGTGGTCCAATTCTGCAAGCACATATGTTAGTGAAAACCTCGAAAAGACACAAGGTTCTAGAAAAGAAACTTAAGGACATACTTCAAGATGGACGAGATTGGAAGATATATATCATGAAAGAGAAGCTTCCAAATGCTGGCATTTTAAGTGAAAAACCAGAGATATTTGTAACATCTGGATTGTTTAAGTATGTAACGGATCGAGAAGTGATGGCTATACTACTCCACGAAGTAGGTCATATCAGGGGGTTTCATGCGACAAAACAAGGGTGGTCTACAGCAATATTAGTCAGTCCCGCCATTGCTGCAGCGACAACAACATTATTCAATACCGCAACATTAGTGGCTTCAGCGTTAGCACCACTAGCGGTAATGGCTATTCTATTTACATCACATATGATCATGCTTCCTATGAGTAGAAGTCATGAATATAAAGCAGATGAACATACAATACGATATGGATATGGAAAGGATCTAGCCTCAGCCCTTAAGAAAATGATAAAAGTTCATCAAAAAGGACATTCAAAATTATCTAAGAAAATAGCAAGTTATCTTGATCCACATCCGACAGTTGAAAGGCGAGTAGCAAATATATTACTACACGCCTCAACGATAAAACTCATTCTAAAAAATACTTTAACTAAATCGGATGTAGTTAAACATCTCGCAAAACTTTGGAAGGGTTAAAAATGTATACATATAGAGCTAAGGTAACAAGGGTTGTCGACGGTGATACATTCCATGCTGAAGTGGATCTTGGCTTTAAATTAACTATGAAACAAACATTTAGGTTAGCTGAGATTGACACCCCAGAGACATTTCGACCAAAATCTGAAGCAGAAAGAGCGCATGGACAGCAGGCTAAGGAGTTCGTTAAACGAGCAATTGAAGGAAAGATTGTTACTGTCAAAACGAAGAAGACGGGAAAGTATGGTAGATATATCGCCTATGTAACTTATGGTGGTGGACTTAGTCTATTACAAGAATTAAGGGACAAAGGATTCGAAAAGAAGGAATCATATGATACAATTTAAGTCACTTAAGCAGTATACTCATCTGGTTGATGGAATTCGATTTCCAAAAAATAGGAACGAACCATTTTTACTAGTTTATATGAGTGAGAACTCTACGTTGTTAGATGATTATACTAAGTTAAATCTTCGAAGAACCGATGCGCGGTTTGTTATGGTTCCGTTAACTAAGATACCTATTTCCAGAATGACAGCTGAGTTAAAAAAATTATATAAGACTCAAGGGTTATACGCATATTCTACATCCCAAAAAGTTCCTGAAGGACAGAATTTAATTTACGATCTAAGTAACTTTTTGAAAACAATGGACACTACTTATAATGTCAAAACGTACCGACAGCGAGCAGGATTCTTGTTGAAAAATATGTTGTTAAAAGTTGCAAATTCATACCCTCCCAACTATCAAAAAATACTAATCTATTCAGTTGATACAACAAAATCTATGAATTCATTTATAGATAGAAAGATATTTCCTTTGTTGATTCAATTGAAAAAAGAACCTTTCCAATTTGATCATCTAATTCTTAATACCATTGGTGATGCAACTTCTAGGTATCGTCTTCTAATTAAAGACAGACAATTTAATTTCAATAGAATTCACCAATTTCTAAAGAAGATTAGGCTATTAGATCCCGAAAAAGAGAAAGAAGAACAATTAGTAAATGCGACTAGTGCGGTCATGAATCGAATTGATGCTGACATTGAACCTAGTAACAAAAGTAAAATAAGGGACGCAATTGTTAGATTTTTTAAGAGAAGTCCTAAGTCTTTAGAGAAGGCGAGTATTGATTCTATAGATGATAATGAAGCTCAGGAAATCGCTACAGCGTCAATTCTATTTAAAGCGAATGGTGATTTGTATAGAGCTAGAAGAACCGCCAAATCAATTCCTACAACAAATAAGAAAGCCGCTTTAAAAGTGGTAGATAAACGATATTCTGATGAGCTTTTAAAACCTCATAAAACCGAAACTTTATCTGATGATGTAATAGTCCAAGTGGCTAACATTCCAAAAGCTGTAGGGAATAAATCACCGGAGCATATATTTGAGAAACGAAAAATAGACTTTGCAACTAATCTAAAGAAGGATATGACTAACTCATTTCGAGTTCTCCAGTCAAAAGAGGTCCCATTAAAAGTAGCTAGTGTAAAGATAATACAAAAACCAAGTCGTTCTGGAGAATTGCGCAAATCAGATGTTAGTACAATTCAAGTTACTCTTACTGACAAATTTAGAAGAAAACATGTTGTTGATATTGATATTCCTAACGTGGGTGAAGATGGTACCTTTTATGTAAATGGTAAACGCAAATGTCTCATTAACCAAATAGTACTTTGTCCTATTTCGTTTCCTAAACCTTATGATGCTAAGTTTGAGAGTAGTTATTCAACTTTCCATATTTGGAGCAAGAGAACCAAAAGAGAACAGTACTTAGAAGGGTATATTGGTTCATACAAACTCCCTCTAATGATACTTCTGGCGTTTAGTTTTGGTTGGGAAGAAACTCTTAAATTGTATGATATCACTCATGAATTTGTAACAGAGAAACCAAGTAAAGAAGTTGGGTGGAGATATAAATTAGCTGATGACAGATATCTTATTTTTGGAAATGTTGATACCCCATTAAAGGAGGAAATGTGTCAATCGTTTATCCACGCAAATGTTGCTGCTTATAAACTCAATCAAGAATTTGGAACTAAAGAATATTTTAATGATTTGATTATTAAAATAAGTGGGCGTATTAATTCCACCTTCTTAATCGAGTCAAACCTTGAGAATATTGTTGATCCTGTAGCAAGACAGGTGTTAATCAACCAACAACTACCAAGTGATTTATACCTGATTATGAAATATATGGCTTCAAAGGTAGTAACGGGGTTTACACAAAAACGCAATGACATATCAAACCAGCGAATTAGGAACTCTGAGATATTGGTCCATTTGGCACAGAAACAAATACTTGCTGCCTATACCGAATACAAAGAGCAAGTCCTGGCCGGAAATAAAAAAGCTAATTTTGAGTTGTCACAAACTAAAGTGTTGTCTGATTTTATCAATTCCGAAATTGTTTCTGATATGGAGTATGCAAATCCTGTAGAAGAGATGGCTACAAAAACAAGGGTCTCTCCTGTTGGAAAGACTATTGGTGGTATTCCAGACAAACAAGCTATCCAAAATGAAGGTCGAAATGTTCATGATTCTATGTTTGGAAATATTGATACATTAGATACTCCTGAAGGACCAAATGTTGGCATTGTCCAACAATTAACAGTAGACGCATACATCACATCAGCTCGAGGACTTATTGCGACAAAGGATATTAAAGAGGGAGAAGACTCTGGCTTACTTTCTACTACTAGTTCGCAAATTCCATTTGTTGAAAATAACGATGGGAATAGAGTAATGTTCGGATGTAATCAATCTAGACAAGCAATACCTCTTAAAAACCCAGAACCACCAATGATTCAAACGGGATATGAATCTATCCTTACTAACGTTTTATCTGATGCGTTTGTAAAGAGAGCGCCTTGTGCTGGAAAGATAAAAGAGATAACAGATGATTTCATTAAAGTAGCTTGTAAGGGTGGTCCTGCAAAGAAAGTAGATATAATTCCTGTTCATTTGAGATCTGGGTCTGGAAAAGATACTCTCAGTGTTTTTAATCCAAAAGTAAAAGTTGGTCAATCTGTTGCTAATAATCAAATTATTGCAGAAGGTGCCTGTATATCTCAAGGCACTATTGCTCTTGGTAGGACTCTTTGTGTAGCTTATATGCCTTACAAAGGTTATAATTTTGAGGACGGAATTGTAATTGCAGAGTCGGTTGCTAAAGAAGAAAAACTAACATCTCTCCATGGAATCATGGAAGAAGTTCTTGTTTCAAGAGATGATAGAATCACTTTTATGACAGAACTTGGAACAAAAACTAAAAGGGGTGATCCGTTAATTCGTAAGACAATAGGAGAAGTTGAACAACTTATTGGTTATGAAGAAGAGGTAGAAGGGGAAGAAATTGTATCAGGACATTTTATCAAAAAATCCCCTGGAGGTGTTGTAGTTGATATTGAAGTGTTTTCAAATGTTCCAGAAAGTAAATTCCCAGATTTAAAACCTCTCATTCAACGAACAAGATCTCGATATAAAGTTCAACCAAAAGAGAAATTTACAGTTCGTGGTGAAACTGTAAAGGGTGTGTTGATTAGATTTAAAGTTGAACAAGAATTACCGATTGGAGTTGGAGATAAATTAACAAATCGACATGGTGCGAAAGGTATTGTATCGTTGATTGAGAAAGATGAATTGATGCCACGGACTCCTACCGGAGATAAAATTGAAGTAATTTTAAACCCAATCGGTGTTATTGGTAGAATGAACGTTGGACAATTATATGAAATGTATGTTGGGTTAATCTCCAGAGAATTAGGTAGAAGGATAATAGCTGGGAAGAGTAAATCAAAAGCTGTAGCTCTGATGAAAAGTGTCTTACCAAAACTAGATACAACAAAGAATAAAGAATTCAGTAAAACATTAATTCGAAAATTTCAGGGATTGAATGCAACTAAATTTAAACAGTTTATGGATCAAGTAAGTCAATCAAATAATATGACGATCCTAGTACCACCATTTAAAGCTCCAAGTTATCCTGAGATACTTTCAGCAATGAAAATGTTGAAATTGAAGCCGGGTTATAAGTTAAAGCTTCCAGAGTATAACACAACAACAAAACATGAAGTCCCAATCGGATATCAATACATTTTGAAACTCGAACATATTGGAGCTGAGAAACTGCACGTTAGAAGTACAGGTCCGATAACAAGTAAGACAATGCAACCGACTTCGGGTAAACGAAGAGAGGGTGGTCAGAGAATGGGTGAGTTGGATACATACTCGTTTATATCTTATAATTGTCCAAACTTGTTAGCAGAATTTTTTGGACCACTTTCAGATGACCATGTGACAAAGAATCAAATTTTGTCCGATATTATACAGACAGGTAGTGCTCAGTATAGACCACCTAAAGCATCACCTGTCCGAGATTTGTTAAATTCATATTTTGTTTCATTAATGATAGGGAGGTAGTTACAATGATTACTGACGCTTACTTAGAGTTCCTAACTGAGCAAGATGAGGGTGAAGAAGAAAAGAAGCCTTTTTATAAAAGAGGATCTTTTTGGAAGAAAGCTGGCGCTGTTGCTGCATTAGGTGCAGCTGGATACGCTGGTCATAAATATGGTGGAAGAGCAGCAGCTGCGGCTAAAAGTGCTGCAGAGAAAGTTGGACAACGAACCGGACTTACCGCCGGCATGAAAGCTATGCGAGCATCGTTGAAAAGTCAGGCAGCTGAGCGAGCAAAAGCTAAGGCTGCCAAAGCCGCTCAAGCTAAACAACCAGCAACAACGGTATAATATGGATAGATCTAAAATTCTAATGGGAGCAAGTGTTGCCCCATTGGAGATGGATGATGAGGATCTTTGGGGACAGCAAGAAGACGCTTCTATCCAGTATGATGTTCTAGAATTAGTTGACGCTATTGATAAGTTAGAGTTTAAGTCTTTATACTTAAACTCAATTAATAATATCAAAGCAGAAACAGTACCTGCTCAACGAGACTTTTGTCAGAAGTTTCTTATAAAAGTAAAAGAATTATATGATTTTGAGTTTCTCCCACATCCCGAATTAGAAAACCAAATCGACATGAACAACGTTTATGATCTTTTAGAGTTTCTGAATTTTGGGTGTATACCCTTCCTTGGGGATGTGTGGAGATTCCTCAAAGTCGATTTAAGAAAAATTGATGTGATATCTTTCTGCACCCAAAACGAGGATAAAGTTATCTCTGAGATTGAGGACCAGATTCAATCACACGATTATAGCGAGTTAATTTCTATATTTCTTAGAACATATAATAAAGAAAGTATGGTAAGTTGGTTTGCGAGAATGACCCAACGTTATAAAATGTTGGTGTTACTAAGAATCGCGGAAGGGATGTAAAATGAGTGAATTTCGAATTGAGTTAAAGAAAGGGTCTGCTAAATTAGTGGCTGACCGAGAAGAACTGGTTGGAGTTTCTGAAACACATGAAGGTCTTGTATTCAATTTCAAGGGCGGTATGAATGTTGTAATACATGATGATTATATGTCCAGTTCTGTGAAGAAAAGGGTTACTAATGCAGATCGTCAATTTGCTGAGGGAAATCTCATTTTTGATATGGATAATCCTCGGGCACCTGTCCTTGTGGACACCACTTAAAAATTCTATATAAAAATCAAGATCTATATATATTAATATACAGATAGGAATATTTGTATTTACAGATGTTCCTGAATACCAATCAATTAAAACACAGATAAGGGGATAAGTTTGCAATCACATAGTCGATTTCGAAAAACGGGAGGTATGGGTTTCTTCCGTTGTCATGGAAAGGGGGTGGGGCGACTGGGTCGTTGGGCAATTCAGGTTAACCATTAGGGCAGCAAGAAGGGAACGAGGTGGCGAAGAAACAGGACGTGAAGAAGCTGAGAAGAAGAGTCATACATTATTATGAGCAGGCAGCGCTACCTGTACTTATTAAAGAAGCGCAGGATCTTGGACTACGAATTCCGAAAGCCATTTTAATGGAATTTGAAAAAACGCGTCAAGATTCTCCAATGCACAACCAAGGCTAAATAACGATAGTGATGACCAACCTCGACGTTGGAGATTGCTATTGTATCGTATATAATGATCGACGCACCCGACTGCGATCGATGGTTATGTCAAATTTAGACAATGCGAGTCGCTAGCACTTGACTGCTAGGAACTCCATTCTAATCTTATGTCTAATCCTTAATTGGATTAGGTGTTTGATTGGAATGGGGTTTCTAGTGGTCAAGTGCTGGCGACTCACGCCTAAACCGTTTTCCGTTTTTGTCGTTTTTCGTTTGAATATTTTCGGGAGGTGCTTAATGAGATTTGTCTCGGCTGAGCAATTTATAGAAAAGCTTGGCTGCAGGGTCTATCCGATAACACTGATTAAGTTTATGTTGAATAAACGGAGAATTTTACGTTACATTTCAGCAGCGGCAGGTGATGACTTTAAAGCAGCTAGCTACCAGGTGGGTCCAGAAGGATGCGAAGTATGTGAAAGTAAGAAAGAACAGAATATTCTATGTAGACAACATACATCTATCCATCGTGTTCTTAATACTGACACAGTAGCATTTGATTTGGATACCAATTTGTACTTCTACAAGAATGAGATTTTTCGTATGGTAGGTAATCGACTTGTAATCGTATATTGTCCACATACAAAATTGATTATGGGTGAGCTTACCGACGATAAAGTACGGAAGGTAATTCCAATCACTGTAGAAGACCCTAAACTTACCTCCCTTCCTCAATATGCGAATGTTAAGAAATTTATATCTACCGAATTGATGTATAATCATATGAAATGCTGGTTTGACAGGGAGTTTTCAATAGTTACACTTCCAGATAATGGCGGAAGTAGTAATTGGTGTCTTATTACTAACAGATAGGAGGATTTAAGAAATGAGTAGTTACGAAGAGTACGCGGGTCTGGGAGAGACCGGGTATGAAGATCAAGAGCCAGTAAAGCCGGAGGATGAGTTTTTCCACGCCTTGTATATAGCTGGAAACTCAAGAGAAAACCATGCGGGTATTACTGAGCAATCAGGAAAGTTGCAGATAAGAGGTGTTGAGTATAATCTAGATGCCATAAATATGGTTATTACCCATGTTAAGAAAGTTCTGGTGAAGTCATCGAGAGATGCAAAGGGCAGAGAGAAACTGGAATGCTTCAGTTATAAAAAAGAGCCAAGACCTCCGTGGCATGGATTTGAAAATCGAGTATGTGGTTCTAACTCTGCTGAAAGAGCTGCAGATCAATGGTGCCAAGACTGTCGTGAACAGATTATCGTCGCCGGACTTTATTGTGATGCAAAGGGCAAACCGATCCTCAGCGAGGAGAAGAGACCCATTTTTATCTTTCTCAGGGGTAAGGGTATGAAATACAGTAATGTATCTGAGTACCTTGGGAGCATGTTTAAGTTGGATCTTGAACCAATGTTCCAACCTGTTACGGAAGAGAGCAAAGCGTTTGAGAAGAAAGTTGTGAATAACAAACGATTTGTTACTCAAATTGGAATGGGAAAACAATCCTCGAATTATGGCGATAAAGATGTTTTCACTTTGACCAATACGGTTCAACTCGAAAACAAAAACGTACTTGAAGTATTGAAGATTGCGAAGCAGACTCAGGATAAATTCAATGAGAAAATGGACTGGACAAGGACTCCATCGACAAGTGGATATTCTCCGCAACAAGCTCCTGTTGACCAGTCCAATGTGATTCCTGATTCTGAAGGGGGAGAAGCTCCAAAGCAACAAGAAGCATCTCCCGCTCAGCAACCACAACAAGCTCCAAAAGACGAGACCTTTAATTTTGAAGACATCAATTTCTAAGGTCACTGATGTAAAATGTGTCGATGGAAAACGGCATAAGTGGGATAAAACAATCAAACATTGGGCGTGGTGTAAGAAATGTGGTTCTATAACTAAGTTTCATTATCGCGCTCATCATGACAAACCATGGACACGAGTAAAAGAAAAAAGTATGCATGGCAATTATTTGATTGGAATTCCAGAACATTTACTCTAAAGGATGAACCTATGGGAGGGACAAGATGTCCCTCCCTTCAGAAAGGATGTTAAACATGAAGAGCCCTTGCGATGACTGTGTTGTTAGTATAATGTGCACGGCGATGTGTGAGGAAGCTCTACCATATTACAAGAGTCTTGCCACTAAAGACCAAACCTTTGACCATGATCATTATTTCCATCGTGTTGAAAAGTATTGGGAGGACAAGGCGAGTGGGGTAGAGAGTCCCACGTCAATAAGGACAGAAGATTCTAATATAGAGTTACACCCAAAGGAGAAGAACGATGGCAAGAAACGTAGAACAAAAGTACTTCGAAAGATTGGACATCGCTGTGCTTCCTATCTCAAAGATAAAGTCCTTAATAAAAGGAGACATCTTGGGAACGCTGAATGCGTGGAGCAGCGGTCGTAATGTTGATAAACAATGTTTTCATATAGTCGGACCCGCCGGAGTGGGAAAGACTCAAATTTGTGAACAGATACAAATCGAACTTACCGAAGAATTGAAACAGCCGGTTGAGATGATTATGGTCAAATCACCGGTCCTGTCCAGAGATGATTTCATTATCCCATTTCCGATTGTGGATAATGGAAATACATCATTCCGAATGTTATATTCCGACTTCGTTCCGAAAGATCCAGATAGTATTGGACTATTTGTGATCGACGAATTCTCAAGAGGTGATCACTCACTTCAACAATTGCTGTGGCAAGTACAAAATGAGTATAAGGTCCACTTGTATGATTTTCCAAAGAAGTGGTTTGTTATCTCTATTGATAACCCTGATGACTCTGAATACCAAATGGATACAATGGAAGACGCTGCTGGGTTGAGGAGGCAGCTACATCTGTATACTGAGGTTAGTGTTCCAGACTTCTTGTCCCATGCGATGAAGAAGGAGTTCCACCCAACAATTATTCAATTTATCCAAGCTCATCCGGACTTTCTCTATGACTTTAATGCTCAGAAGGTTGGCGCGGTATTTTCTAACCCAGCAAGTTACGAGAAGTTGTCTGACCAAATGTGGAAGTTTGAGTTGGGTAGAGGAATTAAAGAAAGTTACAATGAGATAGAGCCACTTGCTGCTGGATTGCTTAATTCCAGTAAAGCAAGAATGTTTATCGAGTTCATCCAAGAAGGAAAGGATGTGAACCCAAGAGATATCTTTTATGATTATAAGAAGAAAGTACGTCCGATAATCATAAATCTCAAAAGAGAAAAAGATAATGCCACTCTTGGAAATATTATGACTGGGTTCTTGACCTTTGTGACATCGGAACGTCCGACTCATACAACAAAGAAAATTAAGGATAATGTCTCTCAGTTTTTGGTTGATATGCCTATTGATACTTCGGCAATCTTTATGTCATCTCTTGATGGTATGGAGAGGACTTCACCAGAGTTTGTATACATGGCGGAATTCCATCGAGCATTGTTGGAACATGGTGATACATACCGTGTACACTTTTATGAAAAGGCGATCCAAGCAGCTGAAAATGGGAGGTAGGTATGGAACAAAGCGAGAGATTACGAGAATTAGTAGCTGTGATGACATTTCAAAACAGTTACTGGGGTTATCTCTTTGCTAGGATTCGTCGAGTTGAAGATTCAAATCTTCCATCAATTATGGGTGTTAGTCCAAATTCGGACGGAACTATTTCATTAAGATTTCATCCGGAGTTAGTAAGAGATACAGATGATGAAAATTTGAAATGGATCCTTGAGCATGAAGGAATGCATGTATTGAATAAACATATTCCAAGGCTCTTAACTATCTTAGCCAATGAGGTTGATCAGAAGCGAGAAATGGCTAAGATGGCAGTTTGGAATATTGCTGCGGATTGTGCAGTTAACGTGGCTATTGCAATACCCAAAATCTTAAAGATTGGTGGGAGACCATGGACTGGTCAACATCCAGACTTATATGGACTACCAGACGATAGATCGACTGAGTATTATTTCTCCAAACTAATGAGTGAATACGATTCAATGGAGTCGGAAGGTGGAGAAGGTTCAGGAGAAGATTTGTTTGGTATGGCTGACGATGTAGATGACCATGGCTCATGGGGTAACGTAACAAAACAAGTAACAGATGTTGGATCTTTAGCAAGAAAGATTGACGGATATACAAAGAAGATAATCAAAGAATCTTTGAAAGCTGCTGGTAGGAATCGTGGTACAATACCCGGTCATATTATGGAGCTTATTGAGTCTGCTCTTGAACCTCCAAAGGTCCCGTATTACCAATTAATCCGGCGACTTATAAGAGGCTCAAAAATGAGCAAATTCAAACGAGCATTCACAAAGGTGAATCGAAAACGAACTTATGTGTTTACAATCGGAGAACTAAATATCCCTCAAATCTCGCCGTTTCCAGGGAGAACCAGAGACTTTACATTCAATATCTGTGTCCTAATTGATACCTCCGGAAGTATGTCACCGGATGATATTAAAGAAGGTCTCTCAGGAGTTAAGAACATAATCGAGAATGATAGACATTGTAAGTTGACCGTTCTTGAGAATGATACACATCTCCAAAAAGAGTACGAATGTAAAAAGATTCGTGATATTGATTTTGAAGTAAAAGGTCGTGGTGGAACTATACTCGAACCAGGACTGAGAAGAGCGAGAGAATTGAGACCGGATGTAACCTTATGTTTTACAGATGGTTACTGTGATGATATTAACACTTTACCCAGAAAGATACTTCCTCGAAAGTTAATCTGGGCGATCCAACAAAATGGTACAGCTGAACATGTGAATAAAACTGGATACATAGTGAGGATTGAAAAATGATACCAGAATGGGGATGTTTCAAAGGGTTAACGTTTATGTGACTTCCACTTCAATATTGGCTACGTGTTAGCGAATTGGCGTTTATAGTCTGGGCTGTTTTTATGATCTTTACATTTACAATGATTTACCAACTCATAAAGATGGGCGCAAATGAATTTGGCGTAACGAAGTGGGAATTTATCAAGGACATGTTCAAGGAGACGTATGGATGGATATGGAAAAAGAAATAGCAAATAAAATCATGCTACTTGGTAAGTGGAGCAATCCGAAACCAGGAACCGGAGCTTCTGTTATGTATCGTGCAGCTTGTGATTGTACCGATCCTGATTGTGATATCACAATAGATATGGAATATGACCCAGATTTTGGTATGATAGATCTCATGTTTTATAAAGATGTTCATACGTTTGACGAAGTATGGGACCCAGAAACTGGAGCAGATCATATTCGCAATATCATAGGACGAATCAAGAAAGCACTAAAATTGATCTTTACTGGGCGATTAAAAATGGAAGAGTCGTTCCATATCCAAGGTGAAGACCAAATTGATGGATGGATAGAAGCTCTACGAAAGGGGAAGGAGTTCATATTAGAGGACTTAAGAAAGATGCAAGAGGAGTAGATATGGCACAATATACTGCGAAAGATATAAGAACGCTTAATCCAATGGAGCAGATACGTCTCTCTCCAGGTATGTGGATTGGTCCTACAGAAGATCCACACCACCTAATTGAAGAGGCGTTGGATAATGCTCTGGATGAAGCTCAAGGAGGACACGTGTCAATAATCGCTGTGAATATTGACACAAAGAATAATGTCTGTGCAGTTATAGATAATGGAAGAGGTATTCCAATATCTGACAATACTCCTGTAAAGATTTCTACTGAGTTATTCTCAGGAGCAAAATTCCAGGACAAAAAGACTGCATATGAAATAGCGAGTGGTCTTCATGGTGTTGGTCTTGTTGCTGTGAATGCTTTGAGTACAGATTACGAAGTAGACATTTACAGGAATGGTAAGCATGGATATTTCCTTTTTAAAGATGGGAAGTTGAAAAAGAAGTACATTAAACCATTCAAAAGTGAAAAACCTTTTTCAACGAAGATTCAATTCAAACCAAACCCAAAAACATTTGAAAGTACAATTCCGGATCTAGATCGAATAAGGAGACGGTTGAGTACAGCATCTGCGGAGATGGGGAAAAAGATTTCTTTTGTATTACAGGTAGATAACAAGAAAGAGGTATTCAAATTATCTCTAACGGATCACTTTGGACAGCATTGTTTAAATAATGGAGAAGAGAATACGGGTATAGCTGGATTGAAATCGTCCATAACACCTGAAGCATTTAATGTTCTCTTGTCATATTCTTTGAATGGTAGTATGACTCCAAAGGTTTTGTCATCTGTAAATCTTCTTCCGGTCGACTCAGGTGGGACACACGTCAATTGTTTTTACGATATTTTGAGAGAGTTCTTCTCTGCGAAAGCAAAGAAAGCGGGATATCGTTTCCTTCCAAATGATTGTCTGATTGGTCTGAGAGCATATTTAATGCTCAGTCTAAGAGAACCAAAGTTCTCAAGTCAGACAAAAGAGAAACTTACCAACAGAAAAACTGACATGGAGAAATTGTCAGCTCAACTCAAAACACAAATCGAAACCTACTTTACAAAACACGGGGACAAATTAGAACTGCTACTCCAGCGTTTCGCAGACTATCGAGCGCGACTGGAAGCGAAGAAGATCAAAACCGCACCCAACGGAAAGAGAGTAGCTACGAAATTCACAAAGCTGAGAGACTGTACGTCAAAAATGGGTGAACTGTTTATAGTAGAAGGAGATTCAGCAGGCGGCGGTTTTGTATCTTGTCGTGATCCAAGGAAGCATGCAATCTTACCTTTGAGAGGAAAAATTCCTTCAGCTGCAAGTGCGAAAGACATCTTAAAGAATAAGGAAATTGGAGAACTGATTCAGTCGTTAGGAACGGGTGTTGGACCTACTTTCAATTTGAAGAATTTGAAGTATAATAAGATTATATGTGCTACAGATGCTGACGAGGATGGGTATCATATTCTCTGTCTTGTTACTCTGGTTTTAGCAGTTCTAGTCCCCGAAGTCATTAAAGCTGGTAAGTATTATTTCGTCCAGACTCCACTGTGGGCTATAAATGAAAGAAAAACATTTACCCCAATCTGGACAGATGAAGAACTTACAAAAGCGAGAGAAGCAAATCGACATCTAACTCGACTCAAAGGGTTGGGTGAATTGAATCCTGACCAATTGAAAGTTGTTACGATTGACTCAACAAGAAAACTTGTACCGATTCCATACACAAAGAATCTCGGAAAGATCATAAAACTCTTTTCGGACTCAAGTCAAAAACGAAAACTTCTAGAAGGAAAATGGAAAGTATAGGAGGTGTAAATGTCCCAGAAGAGAAAAAATAGCACCCCAGCTAGGACCCGGTATAATGCTGAGAAGAGATGGGAAGTCAATAAACTGAAAAAACAAGAGAAGCACAAAAAACGTGTGGAGAAGAAGGCTCAAAGGAAAAAGGACCGTGAAAATACTGAATCCATGTCGTAATTGTGTGATCAAAATGTGTTGTACATGTCGGTGTCCTGATCGTCGGGATTACTGGGATACGAGAGAAAATTTTTCTTGGTGGATAGCTCACGCTTGTAAGTGGGTTGCAACGATTAATATCATTTATATATTCTTTGTAAAATGAGAGGGAGATAAATGGATCAGTTAATACCGCAGTGGTATAGAAGATATGGCGAGTATGTGAACTCATTTAGATCCTTCCCGTTAAAAGACGATGGTTTGAAACCTGTTGAAAGAAGACTTTTAATTACCGCTTATTTAGTTGCTCGTGATAAGCGAGTTAAGTCAGCTAGTGTGGATGGAACTTGTATTGCGAAATACCATCCACATGGTTCATGTTATGGAACTATTGTACAGTTGGTCAAAAATGGTTTTCTTGAAGGTCAAGGAAATTTTGGAAATAGCTTGGGAGTAGATCCATCACCTCCAGCAGCTATGAGATACACAGAGTGTAAGCTACCAAAGTCCACCCTTGATATGGCTTTTAAGTACATTAAACATGTTCCATACATCGAAGGTGAACTCAGTAATGAGGAACCTGCATTTCTACCAACAATGTTTCCATTCTGTCTTATGGGAAGGGAGTACACTCAAGGAATTGGATTTGGTTTTAGAACCTACGTTCCTTGTTACCGTCTTGAAGATCTTCATAAGAGACTTATGTTTCTTTTGAAGGTCAGAAAGACCAAACCAACAATTCGACCCATAACCGATTGTCAAATCCTGTCTCCGGATACTGAGTTGGAAACTTTGCTAACGACCGGTAAAGCTACGATAAAGGTTAAAGGAGTTATCGTAATAACCAAAACACACTGCAAAGCAAGACTCAAATCTTGGCCACCGGGTAGACGATTCGAGTCCATTCTGGGTAAATTCAAAAAAGAACTTGAGAACAACGACATTGGTTTTATCGACCAATCGAATGATGAGGTCGGTACAGCAATAGATTTTACAGTCTTGAAGCAAAGAAATCGAGATAAAATCTTCAGCTCATTTGTGAAGAAACTCGAAGCCGCTGTAACCGGAACTATTTCATTTGAAGCTATTACGGTTGATAGGAATAGTCATGTGAATCTAACCTCAGTAGATGAAATGCTCCTTGGGACATATGTAAATTTCAAGGAAGTAAATGAAGCCATGCTGAAATATGAAATTCAAAAGAATAACTCCATGATTAAAGAGTTGCAAGATTTGGAGAAAATTAGAGCTCCATTATCTGCAATTCTAAAACAGACACCTGGTAGACTTACAAAGAAATTACTTGAAAAGTCTATTAAGTTTATCTCTGATAAGTCTGGAGTTCCCGTAAAGACAGTTAAGGAGTTGATAGCAAAATATCATATTCAAAAACTCTTAACAGTTGATACGGATACAGGTGAATTAAGACAAAAAGGAAAGGAACTAACGAGTTCCTTAAAGAATATTGACCAGTTTGTACTGAGTCAATATGACGCGGTAAAATAGGAGGAGATATGTATGAGGAACTTCAGAAGTGGGTAAATGAAAATGTCCCTGATGATAAACTCATTTGGAAACGAGGACTTGGTGACCAGGTGATGTTTGTCAGGGATAAGATCCCAGCAATCTTGGCGAGATCATCCGAAGAGTATCGGGGAATCAAAGAACGAATTATGGTTGTCAGTACTCACCATTCAAAGTCAGTATGTCTTCCAGTGTATCGTCTTGAATGGTTCGACTATACATTCACGATGCGATACAATTTCTATAATTGGATAGTATCTGTAAGGACACCGTATGGAAAACCATTCTATAACATTGACTGGCTAGGAATGATTACCTCGGAGGATAAGGATATCAATTCCGTATATTGTGAAGGGTTCTCAAAAGATGATGTCTATGGAGCCTACAAAGATGGAGAGAGAAAGTTTACAATTTCTCTATACGATAACTATGAACTCTATACATTCTTTAAAGTCATAAAGAATTGGGTAGTAAAGGAGGAAGCTAAACGTGTACAGAATCAGGCGAATTTATCATGTGACGATGGGTCACAGACTGAGCAAACATCTGGGTCTGTGCCAGAACTTTCACGGGCACAATGTTGAATTTGAAATATCATTGTCAGCTCCATCATTGAATGATAATGATATGATTATGGACTTTTCAGAATTAAAAGAGATTGGTGAGAACATATTTGAAATGATGGATCACGCCACACTCTTTAATCCCACAGATGAAAATCTTAAGTTCTTTCAAGAGCATGGATTCAAGACATTGACATTTCCGACGAAAGCGAATGAGGATCCGACTGCTGAGGTAACATGTAAGTGGGTGTACAGGATTTTTCGCGCGGGTTTGGACGAGCGAGGTCTTGAAGATGTTACTATTGACTTTGTTCGTATGTGGGAAAACAAGAACTCAATGGCGGAGTACAGTGAATAATGTTAAAGTTTAAGAGAAGATCAGGGATCATCATTCCACGGGAGTACGAGCAGTATGATTTCTACCAGATGATCCTGAAGCATTTAACGAGACGTCAACAAAACTACAACTCACCAGACTTTGTAGTCAACCAATTCTTTTCACAGTCAGATAAGTTTCTGACCATTCCTAGATTCTTCCCATTACAAAATTACATAGAGTGCGGGTATGTCGACGCCCAGCATGAAGGACAAGATATTGATATTGAACACAAGATAACTCCAAGAAATGAAACACAAGAAAAGACAATGGAGTTTATGTGTAACAATGACAATGGGATTATCCAGCTGGGTCCAGGAATGGGAAAGACAGTAATCAGTATTTATATGATTGCGAAAAAGAAAAAGAAGACTTTTATTCTGGTGCATCGAGATTCTCTCGATAAACAATGGCGCAAACGACTCATCGAGCATTCTTCTCTTAAAGAAAAGGATATTGCTTTACTAACAACTGCAAAATTGGAAGAGCATTTGCAATATCCAGTCGTAATTGCTACAACACAAACGTTTACGTCAATACTCAAACGACGTAGAATGGACTTCCTTATCGAGTTAGATAAAGCAAACATCGGGGTATTTATCGGAGATGAGGTTCATACTACGGTAGGTGCTCCCACATTTAGTCAGTGTTCCATACACATGCCATCTAAGGTGACGTTCGGACTTAGCGCCACTCCCTACAGATGGGATGGGAACACTGACATTATCGAGTACCATCTTGGAGATGTCTTTGGAATTGATGACGATTCTGATACTATGTCTGCGGATGTAACTATTCTACTCTCTGACTATGGTATTGATTCTCCAAGGAGGTACAAATACTTACATTGGGAAGGTCAGTTTCAGCGCTCGCGATACCTTAACATTATGAAAAACTCAACGACCTTTATGACTTTGGTAAAAGCAATGATTAGAAGATTACAAGATCGAAATCTTTTGGTCATTTGTGAGCGAGTTAAGAAACTGATCGACCCTTTGTATGATTGGTCGAAACATCCAGATAAGAAGAAATTTATAGCTGGTTCGCCATTATCAAATTTGGAAAGTCAGTTAACATTCTCAACTCCAGGTAAGATACGAGATGGTATTGATGCTCCATGGAAGGATACATTAATTATTACATCACCTGTTAGAAATATTGAACAGTTGAGTGGTCGAGTGATTCGAACAAAACCTGGAAAGAAACAACCAGTTATAATTGATATGGTTGATTATGGGTGTCCAGATATGTCTCGTCAAACTTATAGTAGAATTAAATACTACAAAAAGAAAGGATGGAAGATAAGGTACATATTTGTCAATCCTGTTAACATGCAAAAACATGAGATGGAGGAAGACGAAGCTCTTCGAATCATCAAAGGAGAGTAGATGCGACGACCCAATCCTTATGGTATTGGTCCAGTTCCAATATTTGATCCATGTGAAAAATGTGTGATTAAAATGTGTTGCTCATATCTTTGTGAAGAGAAGATCAAATATGAAGGAGCAAAAGTACCACCAATAAAAACTAGAGTATACACGAAAGGAAAAAGAATAAAATGCGTAAAAAAGCGGATTTCGTAACCAACAGTAGTTCGACGTCATATATCTTGACGGATAAGGAAGGTAGAATTGATCCACAGGGTAAGATGTTGATCGATTTGAAGAAGCAAGCGGATCTGACTGTGATTACGACAGAGATCTTGGACGAAATTGAGAAAAATGGATTCTATAAAATTGGTCAGTATTCCAGAATTGAACTGGATGAAGGTGAACTTGAAAACGCCAGATTTGTGTTGTCGCACGGCGAGAAGGTTTACTGGATTGATGTATATGACGATCCAGCATGGTTTATTCCCAGTGGAGTAGTTGCTCAATGTGTAAATGATTATTAGGAGGGGAAATGAGAAAGAAAGCTGATTTTGTAACGAATAGTTCGTCAACATCTTATATTGTGCATATTCCAGTTGATTTTACCTTGGATGCACATACAGAAGATATCAAGCAGTCGATTCTTGATTGGGATGGAGAAGTGAATGAAAAACGAATTGAGAAAGTAAAAGATCAGCTCCATGAGTTGATGAACTTGAGTGGTCGAATGTATGAGTATGATAATCGCATTGAGATGGTAGCGCTGAGGGATCTATTCCATAAACTAGATTTCATAATTGATGGAATTGATGTCGGATCTGATATGGGCGTACTTGTAAATATTAACACACTCAAGGCAAGACAAAAGATCGAAAAGATCGGAGCTTAATATGAAAGCTATTGTAATAGCGGACATCCATTTGAGTATGTACTCAAATGATCCAGTGGTTGAAGGGATCTCCATGAGACTGTTCTATTTGAATAGTGTCTTGAGAAGAATCGCAGACTATGCGATTAAACATAAAATTGATATCATCATAATTGCTGGTGATATCTATCACACAAAGAGTTCTATCCATGCGGTTGCTCAGGACGTTCTTCTTGAATATGTGAGAGACTATCAGGATCTTCTCTTTTATGTAATTGATGGAAACCATGATATGTCTTCCAAGTCTGGTAAGGGAGTGTCTGGGTTAAAGTGTTTGGACAATGAACCAAATGTGTATATGATGCACGAGCCAACGATGGTCGAGAACATCTTCTTTGTTCCGTGGAATGCGAAAACGATGGTTGAGACTGTGAAGAATGGACAAGCTGATTATCTGATATCTCATTTCGGATTAAATGAAGCGATGTTGAATAGCGGAATCTCAATTATTTCTGATCTTGGAATGAAGGATCTGGCGCATTATAAATGGTGTCTTCTTGGACATTATCACATGCCACAAGAGTTAGGGAATGTGATAATTCCAGGATCAATTATCCAGTTGGATTGGGGCGAGAAGCATGAGGAGAAACGATTTATAATTCTTGACACAGATAAGCATACGTGGAAGTCTGTTCCTACACAGGGTTATGTTGAACACCATGCACTTGAACTTACAGATGAAAATAAAGAAGATGTTCTCAAACTCGCGCGTAAGTTGAAAGACAAGGGCCATCAAGTTAAGATTAATCGAATGACAGTCGGTGTAGATATGGCTGAATTGCAGGATGAGTTTGTGGTAGTTGATAAAGTCGAGAAGGATATCACAAATCGTGGTATTGACTCATCCATGTCAATGTCTGATATCTTCAAGAGATATATGGAGATTGAAGGAATACCAAAAGAGAAGTGGCCTGCATATGAAGCTATGGCGGTGAAAATTGTGAATACAGCAAGGGAGGGTTTATGAAATTCCAAGTAAAATTTGAGGCTCCTGGTGACGGAAGATTGACAGAGGAACCTCCTGGAGAGATTGGAATTGACATGGTGGATATGATTAGAGATGAACTCAATCGACCAAATCTTGACGTAGATCTGATTAATGGAGAGATTCAATGTCCAAGATATCGTTCATCTTACTATGTCAATGTTACTGAAGCAACAGCGAGAACCATCTCATTATTCTCGGGAAGAAACAAGGTAACAGTTAAAGTTCCAGATAGCTATCTGTCAAAATATGAGAACTTTATCTTTCGTGAAACCTTCTATGATCCGGTGAATAATGTTCTTGAAATGTTTCGGGTATGGGTATTACGGCGACCAAAAAAATTGACTTGTGTATTTCCCCACTATGAACTAAACGAACAGTGGTTGATTGAGGATTGGAAGGAAGCTGGATGTCCTCTCAAGTGGGGATTCAATGGGGAAAATGGTTCGAACGCAAAGAAGTTAGCGGAGAAGAAGAATGGGAAAAAAAGTTGATCTAGGTGGGACAGAAAAAGGAGCGCCACCTCAAAAACAAAAGATGATCTATTTTGGTATACCCACAACCATTGCGATGATGATGGACATATACACATACGAACCTGCAAAGAGATATGTTGACGCAATGAAACAAACTCTACTCAGTTCTGTAAGTCTCAAAGAGTTGAGAAAAGAGATTTGTACAATGTTTGGTATGAAGAGTATGAGAAAACTCAAAAAGCAACGAGAGAACCAGGCGAAAATCTTAACTGCGATCTTTGGTGATCGTATATGGGGTGAATGATGAAAAAAGTTACCTTTCTGAAACAAGGAATGGAGAACTTTTGTAACCATATCGAACCAATGGAATTGGAGTTTGGAGAAGGTCAACTGGTTCTGGTTACAGGTCCAAATGGAGCAGGAAAGACTTCTCTATTCCAAGCACTTCCATATACGTTATATGGTCAGTGTGAGAAAGGAAGAGGGGATGATGTTCTTAATGACAAAACTGAAAAGAATTGTCATACATGGACCGAGTTCGATATTGATGGTCAAGGGTATCGAGTAGATAGATATGTTAAGTATACAAGGCTCGGAAATACTGTAACATTAACAAGGAAAGGAGAAAAACGCCCATACAAGAAAGGTCATAAAGAAGTAGTACCAGAAGTTGAAAGACTTCTAGTTCCATATAAACTCTTTATGAATACTTTACTATTTTCTCAAAAAGTGAAAACATTCTTTACCGACTTAACTGATTCTCAGCAAAAAGAAATCTTTCGAAAGATCCTCACTCTTGATGATTATGTATTATACCATCAGGGCGCCGGAGTTGAAGAAAGAGATATTGAGAATAGAATCATTGAGTTGATAGGAATGACGAGTGTTAATGAACAGTTGTTAGTTGATGCAGAGCAACAACTTAAACAGACTAACCAAGCAATGATGGATTTCTATCGACAAAAAGGAGAGGAGATTGAAACTCTTACTCGACAAATCGAAGCTAGAAAGACAATTGTTGCCAATGGATCTGCTCATTGGGAAAGTTTTGTCAAGCAAAACTTGGATGACAAACTTGCTAATGTTAGCAGTCGCATTGGGTTTGCAAGTCAGAAGTTTAACAATGTTGCGAAAGAGTTGGATGCAATAGTTGAGAAAATTGAATCTCAAGCTGGATGGAAAGAAGCTGAACTTGAGGGCGCGGCAGCTACAGCTAGAACAAAAGCTGAACAAGAGTTAAGTGAGCAACGTCACAAGATAAATGCAGAGTGGCAACCAAAAGATGAAGAATTTGAGAAGGAGAGAGAACTACTTATACACAAGAAACATTCAGCGGAGAAGCAACAGGCATCAACTCATACAGAAATGCTATCAACTAAGAAGCTAATTGGAGAATTAGAGGAAAGTTTAGAAATGGAAGCTCCTGTATGTCCAACGTGTCTTCAGGATATTACAGATGAATCAAAAAAGAAAATCCAAGAGCAAGTGGATTTTACATTTGATCGGATGGAGAAATTACGAGGGTTCTATGAGCAACTTACTGAAGAAATTTACGAATGGGACTCAAAACTTTCAGATTTAGCTTCTAAAAGAAATGAGTGGAAGGAGCAAAAAAATAAGAAAATAGAAAAAGCGGTAGATGAGAACACAAAAACTCTAACATCTATTAACGCTAGACTCCAGAATGCAATGGTGAAATTGGAGATCGTCGTAAAAGAACAAAAAGAGGCAGCAATCGCTGAAAGCGCTAAAGAGAAAGCAAAATATTCTCTGCAGGTTGACGAACTTCAAATGGAAAAAGATGGAGTTGTGAAATTGATTGAAGCTAGAGAAGAAGCTCTCAGAACTTTAAATGAGAGTAAGTCGCAATTGTCTTTAGCGGAACAGGCTCTTAAGTCGAAAGAGGAAGAAGAGTTTGACAAGTCTCTTCTTAAATCCTTAGAAGAAAAAATTAAGGAATGTAAGAAGAATATTGTTGACTATAAAAAGAATCTTGAAGAGTTGAGAGAGCAAAAGGTTATGGCAGAGTTCTGGAGAAAAGGGTTCTCACCCTCCGGGATTCAAAGTATGTTAATTGATGACGCAATACCATTCATGAATGAGAAGATTACTCATTATATGGATAAGCTGTCTAATGGTCGATACCAGGTCAAATTTGATACACTGAAACCCACAAAAGATGGAAAGGTCTTTAGAGATAAGATTTATGTTGAACTCTTTGACACCTTTACTCACTCTGATGCACGGGTAAAATTCTCAGGTGGTCAAGAGAGATTAGTAGATATTGGAACAATCTTAACACTTTGCGATCTACAAAGTATGATACAAGATGTTGAATTCAATATCCTACTGTTTGACGAAATCTTCGATGCTCTAGATGACAATAACATTGCTCAAGTTGCGAATCTTATTAAAAGGGTCTCAATGAATAAGTGGATTGGTGTAATTTCACATCGACATATTGACCAGATAGAAGCAGACGAGGTATTGGAATTCAGGGGGTGATTATGTTATGTGGTTTATTAAATCTCCACCCGGACTAGAAGCTGCTGCAGGAATTTTGAACGGGGTTATAGCAACGTTTTATCTACTTGTTATAATCGTTGGATTTTACTTTATCGGGTTAACATTTTGGGAGGTTCTATGCGTCGTAAGTGCGATTTCGTGACAAATAGTAGCTCCGTGAGTTTCGTCTTGAAAGGTAAGGCTTGTGGTAGGGTTCCGACCATAGCTGATGATCTTCCAAAACTTCTTAGAGAAAGATTTCCTAGAAGTGACCATTATCCAGAAGAGGGCGCTGTAGTATATGCTAGCTCCTATGCGATAGTGAAGGATGGTGTTCCATCTGAAGATGATGAGGATGCTCCACAGGGTAGTTATGAAATGACCCTTATAAATACCCATGATTGGGATGAAGAACATGACGATGTAGTTGGTGTCACGGCGATTACCATTAATGTAGTAAGCCCTCTTATCTATGTTCGAAATCATCCGGTTATTATGGATAGGGTGTTGTTTCTTCTAAATCAAATTCTTCCAAAAGATTCTCATGGCGAATTGTACTTCGCTCAAATGCCTACAGAAATGGAAGGTGGGGGATTAGATGGTGGTGATCCAATGGGACCGTATGAATGGTCATTTGATATCTTGAGGTGTGAAACTAAATCTGGAAAGATAAAAATTAAAGATGGAAACCCACGGGGTTATGTGAAATGGGTGAAATGTAAGGAGGAGCAATGATTAAAAAGAAAACTACCGAAATGACAAGAGTTGCTCCTGATTGGGAAGTGTCAATCAAAAGAGCTGAGAATGGATTCATTGTTACCAGTTATGAAGAGATGCATGGTTGTGATGATGATAACCAAATCTACAAGAAGGCTCAATATGTAATTGAAGATGGAGCATTCTTTGAAGAAATCGAATCGCTTTCTGCAGAGTACCAGAGTCTGATAGATGACCATGATGTAGCAATGTATTTTCTATTACATCATATTGCTGAGCACTTTGGATGTCACTACAGTAAGCATAAGAAAATTAACTTGTATGTCGACTTCGTAGTGAAGGAGGACGATGATGGGATGGAGAGAAAGTAGATATGGCTTTCACATATCTGAATACAATGGAGTTTGGAAGTGGACAGTAAGGGACCAACATGGCGTAGAACTTGCGATGAGTCCACGACATGGGTTTGCATCTGCTGATGCTGCAGTCGAAGCAGTGAAAGAACTCATAAATTTTATCATTGACAATGGGTTCAATATCCCTGTAACCGTGTACAAAGAAGGATTGGAGAATGATAGACAAAATACAAATAGTGAGTTGGCTACTGACGCGGCGGTGTAACCTCAAATGTTCCTATTGTGCGATTACCAGGAACTATAAAGGAAAACCAGATCAGTATCCTGATATGAAGCACTACTTGGAAAATGAGATGGACACCAAAACAGTGATTGAAATTCTCAGGAGAATAAAGGCTCATAACCCAGATGCATTCCATATTCTTTATGGGGGCGAGCCGCTCTTGAGAAAAGATCTTCCGGAGATTGTGAACTTCTGTAACTCAGAAGATATCCATTACACAATCATAACCAATAACTCTGACGAGGTCCAACCATTACTGGAAAAACTCTTGGTTGAGACCGACTACGTAACTGGTTTGACATCTTCTGTAGATCCTCTAGTTGAATCTGAGGACCCTGAATCCGACCGTTATAAGAAATGTGTCGCAGGGTTTAATCGGTTGGGAGAATACAGAGATGTCATTAAAGATGTCGTTGCTGAAATAACCGTTGATAATAACAACGTTGGACATCTTTATAATCTTGTTGCTATGCTCACAAAGATGGGAGTTAATAGCGATATAACTTTCATTGATATTGCGAAGAGTCCGTACTATGACTTTTCAAATGTTACAGATGAAGGACTGTTGGTTCCCCAATCGGATGAGTTGAGTCTACAATTTGATAAGATTATAGATGATAAACTCGACGTACATATGGCGGATAAACTACTCCCAGAAATCTTTAAAATCTTACCGTCGGATATGGATTGTGGTATTGAAAACAATATCCATAACATGACCATTGACGCAGATGGATCAGTAAGATTATGTTTGAGAATTCGAGGAGTACAAACTCCAAAATTTAAAGCAATTGATCAGTTTTCACCCGATGGAAAACTTATGGCTGCATCTCTTAGAAAGTTCATAAAGCATGATAAAGACATATACTGTAGGGGTTGTAATTGGACCTGTATGTTGATGTCACGGATGCTTTCAAGGAGAAAAGATACAGTCCAGAATCTAGTCCATCGGGATAGGAGGAAATGATGGCAGACAGAATAACCACTGCTCTCACTTTTCTAGATAGGATTAGAGAAGAGGGAGAAGTTACAATTAAGTTCCGAAAGAAGGATGGAGCCGAAAGGATTATGAGATGTACTTTGGATATGGAGAAAGTTCCAGTCGCACAAAGACCACAGTCGGTAAATCTCGCAAAGATCTTACGGCTATTGAACACCCATAAGATCCTACATGTTTATGATATGGATGTGGGTGATTGGAGAAGTGTCCCATTCGATAGAACTGAATGGTTAGAGACGACAGACCAAAGGAGGTACAAAATTGGCGGATAAAGTAGATGACCTGTCAATAGAAGTATTTACCAATGTTGACATTGTTCCATATCTAAAATACCATGCAGAGAACAACCCAAATGTTTTAGATGTGGGTGCATTTGCGATAGCAGTTTTTAAAAATATGAAAGACTTCATAAAGGAGAATTACGGGGAGGTGATAGAGGATGGGAGTGTACCTGGACGAGATTCTTGAATCAGTGAAGAAGAATCCAGTGGCGGAACAACTGAGGATTATATGTGACAAGATTTTTGCTGAAGAGATCCATCATCCGAAGTTATATAGAGGTCCACAAGGACCAAATATATTTCTATCTCTTCCAGCTGTTAAAGAAGAGACTGGAATGTGTGATACTCATTACGTTTGTCTAGAACGAGAAGCAATGAATAGGTTCATTGTTAGTCATTGGATCAAGGGAAAGAAATCAGAATCGCCTTTAAAAAGAGTCAAAGTATGGCCTGTTAGAGCAGACACGTCAAAAAAGATTCTAAAGGAGTTTGGGGCGAAACTGTTATTTGTGAAAGGAGAATAGAGATTATGGAAGAGATTGTTATGAATCCATACTTTGCCAGCTTGGTAATCTCTGATGAATCAAGCGACACTTCAGACAAAACTAAAAAAACATTCACTCCATTTAAACGGCTTAAATTGATAGATACGCCGGACTTTTTTCGTGGAATGAATGGTACCCACATGGAGAGGGAAATTCTTCCGAGGAATTGCAGAATTGTACATGACCTTCCCAATACCAGTGAGAAAATAGTTGTTATTGAGGAAGAGCCGGGTGTCCGGAATCTGAGATTTGCTGTTGGATTCCAGGGGACTTTAGACTCGCTAAAAAATGCTGGTTATGATGATATGTACCAGTATCTCAGCGAAAATGTAAAGAGTAGAAATGGAGAATATACCTTGCAGGTGTCAATGCCATTTGTAGTAGTGGTTATGTTTATTCAAAACTACATTGCCACTTCAGTGCAAGTATTCTTTCGAATGCGACCCCTTACAAGTTATTCTGATTCTCTGTACTATGCAAACCTCCTCAACATTCCAGACAGTCAGTATATATGTCTTGGTAATCGACCCCCAAGTTATCGTGAACCAGATAATCTCTATGATGCTTGTACTATTGAGCTTGAAAGATTCTGGAACACAGCATATAACATGGATTACTACCACAACTACAAGATGTATGAGCGGGATGTTCCGGAAGTCTGTAATCCGCTTGTGTGGCATTATAATACTGTGATTGATCCCATGTTTATCTACACAGTTCCGTGGATCATCTATCCTAAAACGATAGGTGAAACAATAGATGATATGGCGGGTGGTAGAACACAAGGAATCCCATCATACGACAAACTAAGGGAGATATTCTATCGACCAATCAAAGCACAAACAAGACACAAAACCCACTATAAAAATACAGCTCAAGAGTTAGCTATTAAAAATAGTTACCTTTGTGTTGGGGATAACATTACAATAGGAAAGAAAGAATACATTGTTGCATCTTTTGTCGGTACTCCTGGTCATAGACCTACGAGGGTAATCCTACAGGGTGCTGATGGGAAAACGACAGAAGTATCCATTACACAAAAATTCAAAAATGAAATCCAGAAGCAGAGATCTGCATCGAAAGAAGTCAAGTCGGTTCAGATTGGTGATCAGAAGATCAGTACCAATGACTTGATTGTGATCAAGTCAAGATATGCTGGAAAGATTTTTAAGAAGGTACATGTAATTCGAGTCGCCAGAGATGGTAAAATAGAAGCAAGACTTGGTAGTGATTACTATCTTCTTGAGAATTTGGAATTCGATGTTGTGGATATGTCTAACGTTGAAGTTAACGGGATTAAGGTTGACGCAAATAAGACCTATGTTATCCTGAAAGCGGATTATGGTCAAGGTCCTACGTTCCAAAAGTATGACGTAAAGCTTGACAGTTTTGATTCCAATGGGGCTAACATGAGAGCCTTGTTTAAGAATGTTATGACCGGAAGTAGGATTGCAATTGATCTAAATCCAACAGGTACGCCAGTATATAAGTTGTCGGATAGTAAAGACACTTATATAACACCTCCTGTATTTAGATATGCCGACTCTCTTGTAACCAACTGGAAAGACGGTGGTGTTGATGGTTATGGTCTCATTCCTGGTGAAGGAATAGTGGCCTACGATGGCGGTGGTTATTATAGAGATTATAAAAGGACTACCGCAAAGAGTAATATCCTGAGCGAGGATAAAACTGAGATTCATATTCCTAGCTTCGATGGAGATATTTACTTCAAAGTTGGGGATGCTGTAGTTCATGCGGACTGGAACAATCCTGAGAACATGTTGAAAGTCTGCACTATTGCTCTGTTTAAAGAGCAACTTGGGTCGTTGTATATTGTCATGACGACTCTTGATGGAAAAGAAGTATTTGAAACCGAGTTCATTGATTTTGAACGAGGACGGATCAGACCTGGTACTGTCCGACACATTGTAGCAAAATGGGATAAATGGAAAGCTGGTGATAAACTTAGAGCAAAAGTTGGTCGTATTCCAGCATTTCCAAAGAAGGATGTCAACACAATCGTTGGGTTCTTACCTGATACAGGTAGAGATATCCCTCAAATTTTGATGTCAAACGGGTGTACCCTCTGGATGGACGAAGAGACGATGAACAACTTTGAAGTCCTTCGTAGGGGAACAGCTGCTTGTGCAAAGCAGAAAAATGCTCCAATGCAACTGGACAAAATTAAGTGGCAACCGGGCGATCTGGTGGTAAGGGATGGTTCGATTGGAATGATTAACCGGCATGAAGGAAGACGGTCCTTGAGAGTGACTGTTACTGAAAGGAGGGCAGGCTTTACGTACAATTATCCAACAAGGAAAAACTTAGTCAGGTATGGTTTCCTGATACCAAGACGGACGCAACAACATCAATACATGGGAACTGGATTTCCTGTATTTCCTAACTTCCATGGTTGGTATACTGTTGCGGAAAGGAGTCCAATGCATGTATCGGAGGACGTGAACAATGTTTAATGTATGGATCAACGACGGTACAACTGAAATGCCTACTGACGATATTCTATATATCGTAGCGAAAGATGGGATATTCTTAAAGAAGAAATTAGGTTTCTTTGAGAGTATTGCGAAAGTGGACCAAATGTCTATTTTGAAAGATGTAGATCCTTATGCGACGATGGACATTAAACCAATACCAAGAAAGAAATTTGCTCAAATCATTTCATTCTATCGTGAAGTGGCTAAGCAATTTTCTGGTGAGGCGATGACCATTTTACATTATAACCCGAAACGAAAAAGGTTTAGAATTGAAATCCCTGACCAGGAAGTTTCGGGTGGTGGTGTTGGATGGGAAAGTTTGGAAAGCTACAAGGGTTATGTTCGAATCGGTTCAATTCATAGCCACAATCATATGTCCGCTTTCCACTCAGGAACGGATGATAACGACGAATTCAATTGGGATGGAATTCATATCACGATTGGAAAAGTCGGGAATCCAAATGTTGACATTTCAGCGTCATTAGTGTTTAACGGAACCAGGTTCATGATTGACCCATGTGATTATGTAGAAGACTTGGAAATGGTAGAATCCGAGGCTTCATATGTAGGTCCAAAGACCTATAAATGGGAAGGTAATAAGCTGGTACCAGCAAACGACGCTGCTAAGAAAACAGTTACATTAGGATATCGAATCAAAAATGAAAGGGCTAAGGAAAGGAAATTCCCTTCTACCTGGTTGAAGAATGTGAGTAAATGGATGCCGAGAACTCAACCAAATCAGGGAATTTATTCAGGTGGTGTCAATGGTATTGTTGGACCGGCTCGACAACCATGGCAGCATAATCCACATGGAAATCCTTATTGGGGAAGGTTCCATCAAGGTCGTCATAATGGTCGACAAGCTCTCTTGAGACGACAATTTAATACAGGAAATAATCATGATCAGGTCGCTGCTCAGGAAGGAGTCAGTTTTGACACAGCTTATGAACCCGGGGATCCAATGGATTGGGATCCATGTGAAAACTGTCCGTATTGCAACTATAAATCCAACCAGTTGCTTATGGATCTTATTAACCAGTTGGATTTGGATGAGGACCAGTTAGCACAGCTTGGGCTTACTGAAGAAGAAGATGACAATCCATTAGCGGGTGAATACGATGGAGGTGAAGTGTATGTTGGGGGACCGTAGAATCAAAATTGTTGGATTGGGCGGAATCGGTTCTGCATTATGTGATAACCTATGCAGATTTCTAAACCATCAACCCACCCGCTGTAGACTTGTACTAATTGATGGTGATGACTACGAGATTAAAAATAAAGCTCGCCAGTCATTTAATCAGTTGGGAAACAAGGCGAGGGTAAAATGTACAGAAATGAGATTGTCCCATGAGAATATCTCGTTTGACGATGTTGCTGAATATCTAACACCGTCAAATATTGGGGAGTACATTCAAGAAGATGACGTTGTGTTTCTGTGTGTAGATAACCATAAAACGAGAAAAGTGGTTTCTGATCATGCAAAGACACTTGAAAACGTTATTGTGATTTCTGGTGGTAATGAATACACAGACGGAAATGTGCAAATCTTTATTAGAGAAGGAGGTGAAAATAAAACACCGTCGTTGTCAGATTACCATCCGGAGATCGCCCACCCTGGTGATAAGTCACCAGATGAAATGAGCTGTGAAGAGTTGGCGAACTCTGAGCCACAATTGTTATTTGCAAATCTTTCTGTGGCTACAATTATGTGTTGGACTTTCTACAATATTCTTGAAGGAAAGTTGGCGCAGAACAGCTCAGAAGTATATTTCGACATGTTGAAAATGAATACGCTAGCAAAACAACGAAAACCTAGAGCTCAAAAGTAAGGAGGATTGAAACAAATGGGTACATTTAAAAGAGAGACATTGGAAGCTAAGACGGTTGTGGAACTCAGGGACATTCTTCGCAAGAAACAAATTAAAGGGATGATGAAGAAACCCAAGAGACAAATTATCAATGCGATCATGGATTCCCAGAAGGGTGCGGTTCCTGCAGCTGCAGTGGCGAAACCTTCCAAAGCTTCTCCCAAGTCCACTGGACCGGTTACCAAAATGTCTCTGACAATGGACAGTGAATTGACGAAGCCTGGTGCTCGATTCGGTAACAGAACCAAGACGACCGTCCGTGTTTCCTGTGGTGCTTCTTCTGGTGACTTTCCGGTTTGCGGTAAGAGCGTCGGCGCTGTTGCGAACTTCCTGCGCGAAGTCCTCAATGTCGATAAGCTCGCTGAGGGTCTTGTCAACGGTGAAAAAGTCTCTGAGGACTATGTTCTCCGTGAAGGGGATACCCTCGAATACATCAAACCTGCTGGCCGCAAGGGCTAGAGCGTAGTTAGTGGGGGTGGGGAAACTCACCCCCACATCCCGGAGGTGAAAACATGGAAGAAGAAGTTCGAGTGGTCGAGGAAACTGATGAGCACTATTTAATTGAGAAGTTAGATGGATCAATGGTGAAGGCTTATAAGATTGACCAGCGAGATATTGTTGCGGCTCATATAGCTGGAGTTAATAAAATCGCAAAAGCTTTAGAACCAAGAGATGTAATGCATCTCGTTCATCTTATTGAAAATATTCTGAATTTTGAACCGACGATTTCAGAGTATTTGGATATGGCTACGAATCTTGGTAATGTTATTGGTGACCTCTACGATAGAGTTGGAAATCCAAATCTTTTACATCATCCACATAAAAACATACACCCGGAATGTTATGGAACTGCACAGACTCTTAGAGATGAATGTGTCAAGCTGCTAAAGTTATTGTGGGAGGTGTTAGAAGAGCAAGAGAGAGGAAATCGTATTGGCGACGTGAGATATAGTGTAGCTGAAATGACCAGGATAGTACTTTATGTTGCTAACCATCAAATTAAGTTCTCAAGACAAAGAGAGTGTACATATACGACAACAAAAATCTCTTGATTTATGAACCCGTTTATTATAGAAAGGGGTATTATGTGAAATGGCGAATAGTATCGTTGTAATCGGGTTAGGCTCGCTGGGAGGTTTCTTTGCAGAAAATATCTCAAAGCTTGACGGGGTGAAACGCCTCATTCTTGTTGACCCGGATATTGTCGAGAAGAAAAATCTGAAAAATTCTATTTACAGAAAGAGAGATGTTGGAAAAGGAAAGGTTGATGCGCTTGCTGATATTCTAGAATTCAGTCTAGATGGGAGCATCGAAATCATAAAAATCTTTAAGGAGTTTAAGGAGGGAGAGACACAACTACCAGAAGCAGATTTGGTGTTTGATTGTAGGGATGTTCTATGTAGCAGGGGTGGTTACATAGATGTGAAGATGTACATTTCTTTCCGAACGTTAGTCGTCGACTGTCAAAAACATGTTAATATTCCAAACACACGACGTGGAAGATATGTAGACCATGTTACCAAGAATGATATTCGAAATGCAGCATTTAACGCATTTCTTCTAGTGTATAGTAAGAAGATTTATGATTTGATGCGACAACAGACAGTACATACAATCCAGTTGGACGATTATCGAGAAGGTGTAAACCAAAGTCTTGAGTTGGTACAGAGTAAAAATGACTTGGTATATGAAAGTCAGAATGGAGAAGAGAAATTAGTAAATCTCCATGAGAATCTAGTACCAATTCTTGAAGCCAATAAAAAACAGGATCTGAATGTGATTATTGGTGAAAAGCAAAATGTTTCACAAAAGTTAATGAAAATTCCATGTTCTGAGATGAGGGACCAATTCGACGTGATTAGGGTTTTCTCTGAGTTAGCAAGGAACATTCCATTGTCGTATGATAGGTATCTAATTCGAGTATTATATCTAAAGAAGGAAGGTATATATATCGAATTGCTACCCAGCACAGGAGCTGCATAAAATGGGAGAACAATTCACAGTTGAGGTGAATAGTCCGATAGTCCCTGTTTCACTTATCTGGAATCAACAACTTTATGAGATTGTCGGCGTTCACCCAAGTTATGTGATGAATAAATATACAGTACACGTCGACGACTCTAGAAACATTACGGAATTGTACATCTGGAACTCGTTCCACCCAAACGCAGGCAATGCAACCAATGAACAAGTTCCTATTTCACAACCGCCGAGAATGAGTAAGTTCTGTTTACCACCAGAGTTAATAGGAACTCATTTTGAGCTTCCTGATACTACTTACTTTTTAGAGCAATTTGTTCTAAATCGGTGGTACCTTGATAATCCACATCACTATCCAAATCCTATCCATTACAAAACTGAACCAGACATAGGAGGGCAACATGTTGGGAGAATTTGAAAAAGCTCTTGAGCAAAGAGTTGAGAGCTTGGTGGACAAGCGAATTGAAGAACTAGACCTTGCGACAAAATCAAATGTCGAAGAAGAAATTGTTGCTCGGATTGAGGAAGCGGAAGATGAATCTCTTAAAAAGATCAGGAGAACTGTAAGAGAAACAATTACTCAAGTAATTGCTTCGGAGATCAAGAGACACTTGATTTTCTTAGCAGAGAAATTGGACTCAATGCCTTTGGGTCCAAGAATTTCAAAAATCTTCAAAGAGTTGAAGGAGGAGTAATATGCCATCTTTGTTAAACTATAACCAGTTCTGTGAAGAACTAAAAGAAGTTACAACAACAAAGATTATTGACAAGAAGAAGTTCCATGCTGAAGGTCTGTTCTCTGAACAGATCTTTGGTCCTGTTAAGAACTATACTTGTCAATGTGGGACATATTATGGAATCTCTGGAGCAGGTGGTACGTGTAAAGATTGTGGGGTCGACGTTGTAAATAGTAATGAACGACGTCGAAGATTTGCTAAAATTGTATTACCAATACCAGTGGTCAATCCAGTCTTTTATGATCTGTTGATTGACCTTGGTGGTAATATGATTAAAGATGCGATCACCCAATTGCTTAGAGATGAAAAAAGTGTCCTATATTGGCATGAGGATGAAGAAGAATTTAGGATCACAGATGAGGAAAATATAGAAGCTGGTACCGAGATTTTTAGAGGTACCGCTGCTGTCAAAGAAATGATCCAAGTTCTTGCAGATAAACTTGCGGAAGAAGACGCTGAGGGATGGGATATAGTTCTCGATAATATCGATCAATTGGTTATAGAATATGTCATTGTATTACCTCCGGACCTAAGACCTGCATCTAGAGGTGTTACACAAAATGACCAAGTGGTTGATAAAATCAATAGATTCTATACTCAGATCCTAACAAAGAAAGAAGCTATGAGGGATACAATTTTGGATGTCAGACGAGATCCAACTTTGTATTACAGCTATGCAAAACAACTCCAGAAGGATGTCAATGAGTTATACACGCATATTCTTGATAAGTTGTCAAAAAAGGAAGGGTTGATTCGCGGAAATATTCTTGGGAAGAGAATAGATTTCTCGGGTCGAGCTGTCATTGTGCCATCACCGACACTCAATTTTGATGAGTGCTCACTTCCGTATGCTATGTTTCTAGAATTATTCAAACTGAGAATTGCTAAAAAGTTAATTCAGTTGGAAAAATTCAAACTTCTGAATGACGCCATTGACTTTGTAGATGAATGTATAGAGCTGAAAATTCCGGTTCTATTTAAGATCTGTGAAGAGATGGCGGAAGGTGAAGTATGTTTGTTAAATAGACAACCCTCGCTCCACAAATTAAGCATGTTGGGATACTACATTAAAGTATCTTTGGATAATGTAATTAAGATACACCCATTGTCATGTCCACCATTCAATGCTGACTTTGATGGTGACCAGATGGCGGTATACATCCCAATCACACCGGAGTCAAAACAAGAAGTAATTGATAAACTCCTGGTTACTAGAAATTTAAGTAACCCATCAAATGGAAGTTTGTCAACTGTTCCAAGCCAAGATATGGTTCTTGGAGTTTACTCATTAACAACTGGATACTTCAAAGAATTTAGTGCCTTGATAGATTGTAAAGGAGAGCAAATAACTGAAGGTATGAAACTTTTCAACGATTGCTTACCTGAAGATTATCCTCTTGTAAATGAGTCTGTTGGTGGAAAACGTTTGGTAGAAATACTGAACGATATAAACACAAGATACGAACCTGAAGAAGTAATACGAGTCCTTGATAACATTAAATTTCTTGGGTTTAAGTACTCAACATTATTTGGTGCAACTCTTTCTCTGAACCATTGTTATATGGAAGAGGCGGTGAACATCAGGGAAGGGTTATATGAGAGTGACTCGATTGTTGAACAGGTGAGTAAAGTATCAGGCGATGAAACAACTCAATTACTGAAAGACAACTTCCATTATTCTTATATGATTGAGTCTGGAGCAAGAGGTAGTTGGGATCAGGTTCGACAAATAGTCTTAACCAGAGGGTTTATCTCAAACTTTAATGGCGAGATTATTACAGAACCTATCAAGAATAGTTTCATCAGAGGATTAACCCAAAAAGAGTTCTTCAACTCTACGTATGGTAGTAGAAAAGGTCTCCTTGACGTTGCGTTGAACACTGGAACTTCAGGTTACCTTTCTAGAAAATTAATCTTCGCTTGCGCAAATCTCCAGATAGATCAAAGTTTGGATGATTGCGGAACCCAAGACTTTCTTGATGTGTATGTTGATACACCAAAGAAAGCAAAAATGTTGGTTGGTAAATGGATGAAGACTGATGGTGGACTCATGTTAATTACCGAAGACAATTGTATGACTTTGGTCAGCGAGTTGATCCAAGTTAGGAGTCCAATCTTATGTCAATCGGAAAGATTATGTTGTAAATGTTACGGTGAGTTGTATAAGACTCTTGATACAAGATTTGTAGGAGTTATAGCAGCGCAATCCCTTGGAGAATGTAATACTCAGTTAGTATTGAGAACATTCCATACGAGTGGTGTAGCACAGCTAAATAAGGACAACGATGCAGAAGATATGAAGCAACAAGATATTGTTAGTGATCTATCAACTGTATCCAGACTCCTACACCAGTTCAATAAGAGTACAAAATATGATGAGTTGACTCATAATCTTTTCACAAATTACAACCATCGACGTACAATACATCATACACATTTTGAGTGTGTTGTGTCACAGCTTATGTGGAGTGGAGTTCAAAAGTGGAGATTGGTAAAAGATCGAGACAAAGCAAAGCTTGAATTCCACAGTGTCCAGACAGTTCCATCTTATGAATCGTGGTTGATGGGACTGGCGTTTTCAAATCCAAAGAAACACATCATTAAAGGTATCTTACATTCTGGTTTGTATAAGGGTGTAATGGACAAGATCTTATGTGGTGAAAGCGTATAACGAAGGAGGTTGGATCTTGAACATCATTAATCCGCACTACAAATTGCGTGAACAGAACATTTTCTCCATAAGAGACCAAGAATATGCAGCGCTCCTAGAGACAGTAAGACAAATTCTAATCCCGGCTGAAGAGCTGGGATTTGAACTTACTGACTGTAGGATAAAAGATTCGAGGTTCTCAACTGGAGAGATTTCTAGAACTTTAAAACAGAACCTAGTCATTCGATTACAAAAGGGAGCGTCAAAGATTGACCTCTCAATGCAAATTCCAAAGCTCGTTGATGGGAATTATATCATCATAAACGGGAGGAAGAAAATTCCCCAATTTCAATTGTTTGATATTCCAGTTGTTACAAGGGGAAAGAGTATCAAAATCAGGACTAATGTAGCGACAATTATGATCATTGAGCAGAAGGAAGCTCCCTTTACATACATCAGTATTCTTGGGAGAAAAGTCCCGTTGTTTCTGGTTATCTTTGGTTACTATGGAATTGAGCCTGTTGCGCAGAGGTTTAATCTTCCAACACTTCAAGTAAGCGATACCAACCTGGACACAATGTATGACCGACTGCTTTATGACATGAAAATGTTCTATGATAGTTCTCGGGGTACTACACAAGATGATATCATCAAAGAAATTGGTAGATATTACTCAAAGTACAATGCTAGAGTTAAGGGTGAAGATTTGATGTATGCTCTTGACTTAATCCTTGATACAGATGTAATGTCTGCTTGCTTCTTTAGGACCGGGTCCATTCTAGAAGAGATTCTAGATGTAATGCAAAACGGTCCATTGGATGATACGTTAATTACAAACAAGAGGATTCGATGTTTTGAGTATGTCATCCTCGCAAAGGTCTCTAAAGCTGTATTTGATCTCTGTATGTCAAATCGTACAGCTAGACAACCGAAATTCAATGTAAACTCAACTGCGATTTTATCTGAGTGTAATGTATCGGATATAGTCCAGTTTGACTTTTCTATTAATCCAATCGACGAGCTGACCAAACTAAGTAGAACTAGTCTTGTAGGTCCTGGTGGTTTTAACAGACAAAATGTACCAGAGCATCTAAGAGATATTATGCCTACAATGTTTGGACGGTTATGTCCAGTTGACACACCTGACCGAGATAATTGTGGAGTTCTCCAGAACTTAGTTCCAAATGCAATTTTAGATGACAATTTAAAGTTTTCTGAAGAGTATTTGGAGAAACAACCAATCTCAATAGCGGTGTCAATGGTTCCATTTCTTGAGCACGATGACCAAACTCGACTCCAGATGTCAGCTTCACAGATGCGTCAAAGTATTATGTTAAAGAACTTCGACCAACCAATGATCCAGTCTGGTTGTGAAGGGTTGTATACAGACAAGACACAATTTGTAAAGGTAGCAAAGAAAAATGGAGAAGTCGTACATCTCGATCACAACTATCTCATCTTGCTTTATGATGACAAGACCGTAGATATATTCGATATCTCATATCGAAAGATTTACATCTCAAACCTTGATGTATACAAAGTTTATGTACAACAAGGGGATAAAGTCAAAGCAGGAGATATTCTGGCTGAGAGTTATTTTACAGATAATGGAAAGATTAACATTGGTAAAAACCTGTTAACTGCTGTTGCGGAATACTATGGGTATAACTATGAGGATGGAATTGTCCTATCTGATAGAGTTGTAAAAGAGGGAATGTTCACATCTGTACATTTCATAGATTTATCCTTTACCCTTCCGCCAAATAAAGTTCTCCTAAGTCTTTCACAAGATGAGTATAAACCCCTTCCAGGTGTAAGGGAAAGGGTTTCTAAAGGAGAACCATATATGATTACCAAGGAAATGCCTTCTATACAGATGGATTACAAAAGCATTTTTAAGAAGGAACGTCCGGTATTAGCTAAATCGGATATGATTATCACCGAGGTAAACATGTTTGCAAACTCATGGAATAAAGAAATACCACAGTTTGATAAATGGATGGAAAAGAAGTTAACGCAACAGCAAAAGCAAGAAGAGAAAATTGCTAACATCGTTGGGGAATATCTTTCCAAAGAAGATACAACTAGATTCGTAAGGGATCATGATCTTGCGAAATATGGAAATATTGGAAAGTATAAATTCAAAGGTGAATACATTAACGGTGTCCGAGTAGAGATGTTTGGAATCTTCTTCCGACCAATCCAAATCGGTGACAAAATTGGAAATCGTCATGGGAATAAGGGAGTTGTATCTACTATTGTACCACAAGAGAAAATGCCACAACTACCTGATGGGCGACACGTAGATATTTGTATTAATCCGCTTGGTATTATAAGCCGGATGAATATTGGGCAAGTTTATGAACTCCATTTAGGCATGGCTCTATATGACTTGAGGGAAACTCTGAAAGCAATTCTTGATGGACGGGAAAAGAATTCAGCAGAATTAGATGACGCAAAACGTCAAGAACTTGCAAAAAGATTTCTCCTTGGATTTATTGAGTTGGTTGATAAAACTGACGAACATTGGTATTATGACCAATATGTAGAACATCTTCCAGAAACTATCGACGAGAAGTTTATTGATAACATTGTTCTCCTACAACCTCCATTTGAGTCGATGAATATGTCTGAGATGAAGGAAGCATTGGAGTACACAGGCACAAAGTTTGAGTACCCACTATTTGAACCGATGGCTGGACAGAACATTCAGAATGAGATTGCTGTGGGTTATTTGTACTTCTTTAAGATGGTACACATTGCTGAGACTCGTCTTGCTGCAAGAGGAATTGGATCCTACACAAGGAAGACACTTCAACCTTTAGCAGGAAGAAAGAATCGAGGCGGTCAGAGAATGGGTGAAATGGAAACAGGGTGTCTCATTGGACATGACGCTCCAGTTAACTTAGCAGAATGTCTGACAACCAAGTCAGATTGTACTGATAAGAAGAACCAATATATCCGAGATGAAATTGACACGGGTATGAAACTGGAAGAGGAAGGTGACAATGTAGCAGAATCTGTCAAACTTCTGAAAGCGTATCTTACGACAATAGGAGTAAGGATGTGAACAATTTGAGAAATTGTCCGGACTGTGGAGTAAAACCTGGCCAGATTCATAAAGACAATTGTGACGTCGAAAGATGCTCTGTCTGTGGGGGTCAAACTCTTACTTGTGGTGGATGTGGTGGCCATGATATGGAGTTTGCAAAATGGACAGGGATCTGGCCAGGCGCAGCTGAAAGTGAATTTTTAGGAATTAATCTAAACGAATTTTACGAAAGAGGATATCATAAAATCTTCTTTGTGAAAGCTGAAGTTCAATATTATGAGGGGAAGGGTTTTCGAGAACAGCATTTCGATTACCCTCTAAATATTGAACAACGACTGAAGGGAGGTTGTGAAACTAATGAGAAGAGCCATCTATGCAGGGAGCTTCGATCCAGCAACGATGGGTCACATATGGATGATCAAGGAGGGTGCTCGGTTGTTCGACGAACTGATAGTAGTGATCGGGGACAATCCTGAGAAAACGTATATGTTCTCAGAAGAAGAGAGGCTCCATATCTTACAAGTGTGCACTGAAAGTATACCAAACGTATCTATTAAGTTCTTAAGGAAGAAGTATCTAGCAGATTTTGCGAAGTACGAAGCAGCATATTATCTATTGCGGGGTATAAGATCCTCAAGTGATTATGCTTATGAGAAAATCATGAGATATATCAATGAGGATCTGCACCCAGCATTAGTGACTGTATTTCTCATCCCTCCAAAAGAATATGTTGAAGTAAGCTCCAGTCTGATTAAGGGATTGGTTGGTCCTGAGGGATGGGAGAGTGTTACAGCTAGGTATCTTCCTGCAGTTGCACATACGATGTTAAAGGAGAAGGTGAAATGATTGAAATGTTTCAGCATACAACAGAACAGCTTGAACGTGATTATGACTCTGTTAAGACAGCAATAGTTCTTGCGTTGGTTAACGAGGGTTATATGACACAAGATGAGGCCGACGAATGGTGCACAACACATACAATCATTCTTCGAAAGAAAAGCATCTTTCGTACCTTTACAAATAGGTTTAAGAAAAAGAAGGGTGTAGAAAAAGGACAATATATGCTAGTTGTAAAACTAGTAGAACCAAAGGAGGAAAAGGATGCAGAAAGACATAACGGAGGGAACGATGAAGCTTCCGGACATACAAACCTCAAAACCAAAGATTCAAAGACCTCTTCGTCAAGTGGGAGTGGAGAGTGTTGTGGTACCATTTTCCCTTGAACTGAAATCTGGGGGATTTAGATCGATGGCGGCGAATGTTTCTATGAGAACAAACCTTGACTCTGACGTCAAAGGAATCTCAATGTCGAGGTTGATTCGGACTCTTCGTAAATATTTAGATCTGCCCTTGAAGAAAAAATTGATAAGACAGATCTTATCAGACTTAAATAGGAATGTGGGTACAACGAAAAGTTATATGAGATTTGATTTTGAACTTCCACTTCCTAGAAAGTCGGCGAAGTCAGATTACCAATTCCCAATCTTTCATAAGTGTATGTTTGAAGGTCATTTAGTTCCGGACGTGGATAGCTTTGATGGAGATAAGTTCCGATTCTTTCAAGGTGTAACAGTCCAATATGCGAGTTACTGTCCATGTTCTGCTGAGTTATGTGCAGATTTAAACTCAAGGGGAAGAGTAGGTTTTCCACATGCTCAGAGGTCCTTCGCTCATATCGTTACTGAGAAAGAGATGAATGGTGATCACTACGTTTGGTTGGAGGATATAATTGATTGCGTAACTAAAGCGATCCCGACGATTCCATACCCAATAATCAAACGTGAAGATGAACAAGAAATAGCAAGGATCGCAGGTGCAAATCCGATCTTCGTGGAAGATGCTATCCGAGCAATAAGTGAGCAATTAGACGCTCTGCCGGGTGTTCGCGACTGGATAGTTAAGTGTATTCATGAGGAAAGTATTCACACCAGCGAAGCAATTGCGGTTAATTGGAAAGGTATAGACGGTGGGTTTAATTACCGATCCTTTCTTTAGGAGATGAAATGATGATAGGGGAATATAGTTTAGGGTCTTTAATAGATCCGAGTAAAATCAAAGAAAAAGAACTGATTCTGATTTTGAAAGAACTTGAGAATCGGAATTGTTGGATTTGTACAGACCCGGTTACCTCTTTGAAGAACCCTAAATGTGGAGATGATTGTTGGTTCACGTCAAAGAGTAATTGTTATCCAGACAAACCATTTACGAAAGGAAATAGAATTGGTTGTCGAAGTAAATTTGCTGAACTCCTTGGAATTGATAAACTCGTCCAGGAAGTGGGAAGATCACAATTAGTATATCTTTTCAAGCATCTGGAGCTTGGATGGAGAATGCCTCAAAAACCGCAAATTGATATATTCGGCAACGAATGTGATCCAGATAAACCTTGGATACTCCATCATTATATACATCGATTTGATGATCTACATCAAGTGAGATGTACCTGGAGAGAACATAAAACGTTAGATGCAATGTGCAGACGAGGCGACTTAACTCTGATAAACATATTGCTCAAGACGAGAGAACGTAGTCCGGATTTAGAACCAGGAGTAATCCTATCAAAATCACAACGAGAAGAGTATTACAGGTGTTGGAAACAAAATGGCAACGGCGTCTGGGGTTTGAAGGAAAACAAAGTTGATGTATTCCAGAATCTCTGGAAATAAGAAGAGGGTGAAATGATAAAACTATGGGGAGTTATACTTATAGTCAATGCATTCTCTCTTGGTCTGTTTGCGTCAGTAAATAACTGGGGTAGATGGAGCGGAATCTGCGCTGGTCTCCTTGTAGGTGTGGGTGTAAATATAATCCTCATGGATATTGGAGTATGGAAGTCACTTGAGAGAAAAATTTTCAAATGGTTGGACAAGATCCAATTTGAAAAGAGAATGAAGTTTTACTGGTTGGTCGCAAAAGAATTTTTCAAACCATAGGAGGTGGAAATGGACATTGTAGATAAACTGTCAAAGGGAACCATCAAAACGTGGGAATGGTCTTGGAGAACTGTAGGTAACATATGGAATGGGTGGCCGCAACACAAAAAAGTTGGTGCTATAATCATCGTAACGGGCATAGTACTTGGGGTTCTGGTCTCAATACTTTTGGTCAATCGAGTGATTGGATCTTTCCTTGCAGGTATTGTAGCTGGACTGGGCATCCAAATGTTTATGGGGGATCAGAAAAATGAACAAAAAGATGCGCTTGGGTCTGATATTGATGCTTGTTAGTATTCCAACTGGGACATATGGTATGTTGGAGATAGATCCAATTTATTTAGTTTCGGGACTTCTCTTTGGAGTTGGCGCCTATCTCTTATATAAGGGAGGTGGTAATCGGTGATGTTGACTGGAAGACCAACATATAACACTTTCTTGGACAAAATCACCAAAGCTGATCTACTCATTGAGATTACAGATGGTGAAGCAAGAATTATTAAAAATCGTCGGGGTCACACTGAAAAATTCAACACAAATGACATTGTAGAGTTGATTATGCATGTGTTTAGTATTGACTTGGGAATTGACTTCTTTACGGATGCTTTTAAAGTTGATCTTGGAGAAACATTCACAGAGTTGATGGTCAGACATATGCCTGAAGGGAGTGGTCGAGATAAAAAATGTACTGCGATTAGAAAATTATGGAATCCCAATAGGGTCTGATCAATGGGATGTTTGTCAACCTTATGGAAATAGGATGTTAAAATGGAATCCAGAACCGTACGAGTATAGATTTCAATACAAATGGGTTGAACCAAATTCACATCCTAATCTAAATATCCAGCAAGGTGATATCATTAAAATATCTAGACATTTGGATAAACCACGATACGCACAGGGACAATATGGTGTGATCATTGATAGATACGTACGAGAGAAATACAAAGGTACTACTTATCGAGATCACTGTTTTGTAATCATGTTGATTTCAGGTCCTAACAAGGGACACGCATTCAGATTTCCTGCTAGCAAAGGTGGGAAAATTGAGAAGACTGTCTTCTAGGAGGAATTGAATGGAAGTCAAAAAAATCTACTTGGGTTATCCTCAGTATTACTCTATGTTATTTGAGTTTCTGAGGAGAAAATATGAAAAGGAAGTTACAGCGTGGGGGGTTTATCCGAAACCAAAATTCGTCCACGGTATACCAAGAGGTGGAGTTGCTATCGCTCTTCATCTATCCCATGCTCTTGGTCTTGAGTATGTAGAAAAGTTTGCAGATATTCTATATACGCATAGAGATGGTGTTATTTATACTCTTACAGAAGAGGATAAGAAATACCTCCTTGTTGTGGATGATGTATCTGACACCGGTAAGACATTTCTTGAGTTCTTTGAATGTATGAACCACAAAAGATTTCTTACCTTTACTTTATACGTGAAACCCCACACGAAATACTTTCCAACGATGTACTGTGAAGAAACAAGTGATTGGATTGTATTTCCTTGGGAAAAAGTTGATGAAAAACCTAATAGGGAAATGTATGAGCACTTAGGAGGAGAATGAAAATGACGGAAAGAAAGCATGTAGCAAAGACGTTGAAGGAAGTTTTAGATCACCCAGTTATGAAAATGGTATTGGACAAGACAGTCCCTCCATTTGAGATTGTGAAGGCAGTGGAAGGTTGGTGGAGTTTTGATATGTACTCAAGGAAACCCGGACCAGCAATAGTAGATGGGATTTTCAAAGGTACCGATCTGGATCTCGCATGTTTCCTGATGACGATTGCGGAACGAGGCGCTGTGATCAATATCCCTACGTATAAGTCGATGCGTCCAAAGACGATTAAGGAAGGTCAGAGAGTTTCGTCTTCTACCAATCGTCATGGTCCGATTGTGAATCTGACGTCCAACAAAGACGTTTTCTCATTTGGAATCAGGATCAAGGACGCCAATGTTATGACAACTGACAGTGTAGGAGATTATAGAACCTACTCACTTACCGATCCGTCAGGGACATGGTATAGTGGATGGAACCGGATTGAGTGGGATCCTTCTGCAGAAGAAAACAAATTCCTGTTCGAGAATTCATTGTGGACAGGAAACCGCGTTGTCTTTAAGAACTTTGTGCATCCCAACAGATGGACAAGTCTTTACGGTAAGCATTATTTTATTACTAAAGCTCTCATTGAGAGGCTTACCGATCAAGCGAAGGATTATTTCGCTCAGATGAAGAGAATGCAAAAGGCAGGAATCCAATTCCCAGAAACTGGTGATGGTGCGCCGACCAAGTGGCCAAAGCAAGATCGGGAACAAGGTAAGTCAGTTAAGTTTCGATCTCTACAAGTCGAGGTTGACATCCCGCCGTACGAGGGAGAATATCCAGTGTTTAAGGATACCCAGGAAGATTTGGTCAGGTTAGATGGATGGAGAAGACTTCTCAATAACTCCATTATTCCTAATCTCAGGTTTGCAACCAGGGCGACAGAGTTGGCTTTCTTCCTCCATGGTATACAAGACGGTGTTGAAAGAAAACCCGCATGGATCGCTGGAGGAACAAAGTGGGAGAAGGATTATGTACCAAAAGGCAAAAGAACCAAGTGGGATCGACTTGTACTGCTCCAACCTAGTGTTGGTGAAAGAGCAGTCGCGATCCGGAAACGGATTCGTGAAAAGTCAGAAATTATGGCTATGGATTACCAAGGGGGAATCAATGGATAAACAGACGTTGATCCAGTTGTATCTAAAAGAGAGGGAGTATGAGAAAAGAGTGTTTGGATCGTATGAGGACAATCCAAACCTCAACGTAGCAAGTTTCCTTCAGTTCATTGAAGAGACATTAGAGAAAGCAAAGTCGTCATACGCGAACAAATGGGAAAATAGTCTCCCTCCGTGGTTAATCGGGTGTAGAGAAGCAAAAAATAATACGGCTGCACCTGTCCTCACATATGAATATCTCATAAAAATTATGGCTTTAGCAGGCGCTGCTCTTGAAGCATATGCAGTAGTGAATGTTGATGAGTGGCGCCGTTTATTCGAAGTTAATCCAAAGTGGCAAGAGGAGGATATTACATGATCAAGGACCAAGACGGGAATGAAGTTCCCGAAGAAGTAGTAGAACAAATCAAGAGTTCTATTGAAGTGCCAAGACTCACAGGTGAAGGTGATCTTACTGTTGAGAATAGCAACAGTGTAGACCTAGGGTCTGATGCGAAGAAAGTTGAGGAACCCGAACCAGAGGAGAAGGAGAAACAAGAAACTCCGCTACCTTCTATTGGTGACAAATTCATGCTGAACGGTCACGAGTATAAGGTGGTATATATTAATGAGGGTAAGCGAAGATTCTCTTGCGTACCTTGCAAGGGGGTGTACTAGAAGGAGGGAATAGAAGAAATGAACGATAATTTGGCTCAAATGATCGACGAGACCGACGTTCCTGTGCAAGAAGAAACAGCTCTTGATTTAGAGGATACAACTCCCTCTGAGCAGGATACTGAGGAAGAAGAAGATCGACATGAGATTAGCACGGTCCCGTTGTCTGAATGGTTTTCTAAAAATCATCAGAACTTTCCGAATGTGAATCCGGTAAAGGTTTCAATTCGAGATGTTGATCCAGATGCCACTTTGATATTCTCTGTGGAGAATACAAAAGATATAAAGAATGATGAGGGTCGTCTGGTGAGAGAGATTGAAATCTTTAAGAAGGCGAAGACATTTCCTGTACTGAATCTTCCAGGTCATACAATGAATGTCTTCAATAACGGGTTCGTAATTGTGTATGATTGCGGTCAGGGAAGATTCTTGAAGTGTTATGGCGTCAAGACAGGTTTGATTACACAGTATTGTATCAGTGTTGATGGAAGTTTGATTCCGTATTCCAAGACAAAATTGAAAAAGAAAGATACTGGTCTTGATATGGTCGAACCAGATATGACTGCTATTCAAGAGAGTCTTGGAAACGAACTGGATGCAGAAGGTTTGCAAATCCAGTATAAGCAAGTACAAAAGTCAATTGATGACATTACCACAAAGGCGGATGCAATTAAATGGATGACTGACAAAGCGAAGGAAGTCACTGATATTAACCATTTGATGCAGATCGACGATGTGTTGATGTGGTTGGCGTCATCCTAGACGTCGACACCTCCTCCCATAAGGGCGGGTAGACTAGTCACCTACCCGCCCGACTCCAAAAGGTGAAATATGGACATAAACAAATCATGTCGCCTCGTCCTTCGGAATGTGTACTCATATGATATATCTTCTTGTCATTATGTAATTATGGAGAGGCTAGGATTTGATATGTCACAAATTCCAAAGGATGATAAGCAAGAAAGAAACACACAAATTGGAAAGTTAATGAGAGACAATCCTAGGTTGACCGCAGCTCTTAGGAACACGACAGAGTCAACGATTAGTTCGTATCTTACATTGAATGGGATTAGTGAGGACGATCTAATATTGCGAGCATATGATGGGTTTGTTTCTAGTAAACTGTTGGAAAAAACAACTTCACAATATATCCCACTAGAGTTACGTCATGTATTTGAGTACATGGTTATAGCATCTAATCGCCAGAAGTTTATAGCATGGGGAGGTGAATCTATCATCAAAGGGGTTCCCCATAGATATGAGGCGATGGATAAGATGTTTACAAAACTCCTACTTCTTAGAAACACGGACAAAGAAGCAACATTTACAAGACTTCAAAAGATCAAAGACGAAGTCGTAATTGGAGATGATAAAGCTCTATTTTGCATTCCAATAAAAAATAAGAAGTTTATCATCTTCTTAAAGGGTTATGGGGAAACTGAGATCTCAGAGTCATTAGTCAATTTAATTGACATATCTGATATTGACAAACAACGATATTATGACTTCTATCTTCGACCATTTTGTGAGTCGATTGTATTAGAGGAAGCGTGAAAGGAGGTTAAGATGTGGTCATGTTTGAAGGACCAACTTCTAGCTATTCTCTGTGTAGTTCTATTTAGTTTCATGTGTGCTGCTTGCGATTCATACTCTGAGGGTGATGAGCTAGCAAACAAAGCATTTGAAAAAATGACTGAACAGGAGAAAACATACTACAGTAAAGTTCAAGACGCGTGGGGAGAGAAGTATCTCACATTTATAAGGGCTGCTATTCGAAAGAGAATGTACAAACCAGATGAGTCATCTATTCCGTTTGGAGATATTCCTAAACTTATAGTATCTACAAATGATGTGACAATGACAATTGAAGAATCATGGACAGGAGACACAAGAAAGAGACGAGGCGCAAATAAGTTTAGTGAAATTGATGGTAGGTGGTATGACAAGATTCGAACTCTTGCTACAGGCGGCGAGAAGGAAGACTCTTGGAAGAAACAATCTTACAAACCTGCTAAACAAGAACCGCCGCCAGTTTCAGAACCAATGTATGTTGACTCGTTTGTAGTATCTTCACCGCCACCAAGGGTAGAGGAATTCGAAGAGGGTGTTCAATATGATATGGACGATCTTCTTCCTGATGATGAATATCTGGATTTAAAACTACAGATTTCTAAATGTCCTTTGGCGAAGGCTTATCTGTCAAAGGTAGTGAGGAGTGGTCGACCGATTACCCTGAAGGATAGGGATGTAATGGTTGAAAAAGCTCTATATTGCAAGAGTGTTGCGTTGAACAATTCATTTGCGGAATAGAAAGGATAAGGTATGATTAAGGAAATCAAAACAAGTAAATATAGGATTTCATTTAACACAGAAACCGGGGAAGAAGAATTGGAAGGGATTAATGGAAACGACGATCCCTTTTCTCTGGAATTTCCGAGTATGCTGGACATTGGAATTATGGGTAGCTGTCCGAATAAATGTAAGATGTGTTACCAAGGAGATAAGGTGGAGCCACATATGACTCTGGATCTGTTCAAACAAATCATTGACGAAGCAAAAGATGGTACATGTCAATGTGCGTTGGGTGGTCGTGGAGATCCAAATCTTCATCCGCAATTCGAGGAGATCATTAAATACGCATGTGAAAATGGTGTGATTCCAAACTACACTACCAGCGGTAATGGTCTTACAGATGAACAAATAGAATCATCCAAAAAGTATTGCGGAGCTGTTGCTGTTAGCGACTATGGAAAGGAGTTCACATTCTCAGCTTTAAACAGACTGATGGATGCAGAAGTCAAAACAAATATTCATCTAGTCTTTTCTGCGCCAAACTTCATGAAGTCGATAGCCATTTTAGATGGTCAAGATGCATGGAGTGGTCGTGTCAATATAGAGAAGTTAAATGCTGTGATATTTCTCTTGTTTAAGCCACAAGGTCGTGGTAGAGATTTGGAGAAATGGATTCCAACTGATCTCATGCTGGAATTATTCAGCTATGGAATTGCACTTCCAAAAACGAAATTTAAAGTTGGGATGGATAGCTGCTTAGTAAACCATATCATGAGGTTTAGAAAACTCAACAAGTTGGAACAGGAGTACGTTGACACTTGTGAGGGTGCAAGGATGAGTTGTTACATTACACCAGATGGGAGACTTGTTCCTTGTTCATTTGGAAACCATGATGAATATGGAAGTGATATTAAACATCACGGAATAAGGAGAGTATGGAATGACGGACTTGCATTCAAAGGATTCAGAAAGACTCTTAGATCAAGACCAAATCAATGCCCTTTTGAAACGGACGGTTGGCGTTAGAGCAATTGGTCATGGGTTGATTGGTCTTGGAAAAGGATTAGCTTCCCTTGGTATTTGCGCAGTAGCACTATATGTCATCAAATATCATTATGAAGATATAAGTCTATTTTGGACAGCGGTGATGGGAGGTGGTCTTATCGCGGGCATTTGGAAGTTTGATTGGGATTGGAATGGAGGGATATTTTAAAAGGAAAGAAAAATGAAGAAAAAACTAGACTTTGTTACCAACAGTTCGTCATCCAGTTTCGTAATAAGTTTATGTGATCTATCTCCAGTCCAGCAATTTGCTATCATGAATTATAAAGATTTTTGTGAATGTTTGGGTTGGGATGATTTCTATATGGCTGGCGACGACAACTGGAACATCGTATCTGGCGTATCCGAAATAAAGGGTACTACTTTCATGGACAATTTTGATATGTACCAGTTCTTCGAGAGACTTGGAATTGACATGGAGAAAGTGAGGTGGAGTTCATGAGAAAGAGATTAGACTTTGTTACCAACAGCTCAACTTGTAGTTTTCTAATCGTTGGATGGGAGTTGCATAAAAGTCAACTTCCGGACAAATATAAAGACGAAGATGGTTACTTCGATTGGGAACGGACAATGGATGACCAGGAGAGATTACATATTGAGGTTATGTTAGGTCGTGAGATGGGCGCCAAAGATGACGACCATATGATTGTTGGTGTTGACTGGGGTGGTGGAGATATTGAAGATGATACCAAAGAAATCGCTATGAAAGATCTCCTTGAAGTCCAAAACAATGGTGAAATCAGAGAACTTTTTGGGATTCCAAACGGCGTAGATGCGTCTGTATTTTTCGGAATAAGGATGTGTTAACATGAAACGAAAAGCCGATTTCGTAACTAATAGTTCGAGTACATCATTTACATTTATATTCAAAGGAACTGATAAGAAACATCTCTTTGATCTTCTCCTAGCCAGAAAACAACTATTTGATCTACATTACGAGTCTGAGTGGGATGATGAAGGAACAGTTCATGAATGCACCGTAGAGGATGTGATTGCTGCACTTGACAAGTTCTTGAGTGGCAGACTCTCCAGTCTGGACTTTAGTGGAAAGGTTGAATATATCAATGACCTTCTAGCTAGGAGGACTGCAGATATTCGATCTTGGGAAGAAATGTATGAGGATGATGTGGAGGATTGGGAGCAGAAGTGGATTACTGATAGTATCTCTGAGATAAAACAAATCATCGGATTAATTAAGGGCGCTAAAGATCGAGGTCTTCTCTCAGTCGTTCAAATGGGTTTTGGAGATAACCACGGCGAAGTTTGGGGCGATGGACTCGGAGTCGTAATGGATTATAAAGGAAGGAGGATATTTGTGAATGACGACGATCTCGTCATATTTACAGAACAAAATAGGTGATTCATGAAAAAGAAAGCAGATTTCGTAACTAATAGTTCCTCAGCGTCATTTGTGATGATCTTGCAAGCTACAAATGAGAATATTGATGTTGAGGACTTTCGAAAGAACTTTAACGAGTACTTAGAACACTATATGAAAGAAACTACGTACTCAAGAGAAGGTAAGAACAACATGCACTTTTGGGAAGCACTCCAGGTTCATGCTGGAGCCGTTCCAGGTGTTTTCAAGGTGTTAGATGGTACGTCAATGTACAATTGTCAAGATGACATTCCAAGGTACATGAGAGATATGTTAGTGAGACATCACATTGGCGGATTTTTGGATTACGGGTTTAAACTAATTGACTTTTCAGTCGAACGAGACAGTTAAAGGAGGAGAAAATGGCGAACAAAAAACCCGCGCTACATGAAGTACTGGCTGTTGTTGGTGACCTCAAGGGAGCCAAGGATAAAATTAAGATTGAAACTGAGAACACATTCAGAAAGAATGTTTCTCTTTTCCAAGGATCTTCCAGACGACTCGAAATGTTCGAGGACTCCAGAAAACAGGAGGAAATGTCTGAGTCCAAATCTCTTACCACTACGGTAATGGAGAAGCTGACTTACATGAAGAAATCCTTCATTAAGTTCTGGGACGCCAAGGTCCAGAAAGAAGGAACTGCACAGTTGGCGCAAGCTGACATTGTTGTTGATGGGGAAACCCTAGCAACAAATATTCCTGTGTATTTTCTTTTGGAACTCGAGACGGAGTTGAAAGAACTGAGACGAGTTCTTGATGCTATTCCTACTCTGGCTCAGGGACCTACCTGGATCGAGGATCCTACGGAACGAGCTGGGGTTTATAAAGCTCAGGATTCTACCATCACAATGAAGACTGAAAAGAGATATCAGCACAATGTGATGGTACCTGCTACCGAACATCACCCTGCTCAGGTCCGCGAATGGACTGAGGATGTTCCTGTTGGTCGTTATGTGGCTGACCAGTGGAGTGGAATGATGTCTTCTGCTGAGAAATCTGCATTGATCGCAAGACTTGACAAACTATACCGCGCTGTTAAGAAAGCGAGACAGCGAGCAAATACCCAAGAAGTTGTCAAGGGGAACATTGGAGCAGTCTTGTTCAAATACATTCTGGGTGAATAGAAAGGAGATAGAACATGGGATTCTTTGAAGCGATTTGGTGGATCATCAAGAGCTTTGTAACATTCAATACGGATCTTTATTCCGACGAGCTCATTCGTCGAGCCAACATCAGGTTTGAGAAAGAGCAGAGAATGAAGGGTTACAGATAAAGTCGTGAAACCATTTTTACAGGTTAGAACATATTATAAATGGAAGAGTTTATAATCGACTAACCTGTAGAGGAGAACACTTATGAAATAACAGTTTAACATTGCTGGTTAAGCTTATACTTATACTTATCATCTACGCGGCATGAGGCTCACATTAAATATGATAAATACTCAGAGAAGGGGGTTATAAAAATTAGATGAAACCCCCGGAGAGTTTATAAACGGGCCCTTGAGCAGCCGCTTATACTTATCTTATTGCACCAGCCAAACTTATCACGCATTCAACTGTTGACACATGGTGCTGTGACTCAAACAATTTACCTCGGTTGTCGGTTCAAGTCCGACCTGGGCGGCCATAATAGTATCAAAATGTTGGTATTATTATGAACGCCCAGTACCTCAATGGAAGAGGAGAGGTCAGTGTCCTACTGAAGTCCAGTATTCATAGATGCGATAGTTGGGTGGATATTCGGGTGTTCGCACCCACTTGCATTATATGCTTGAAACATATAAATGGATGATGAATATAAACGACAGGGGGAGTAGAGAAGGTGATCTCTACTCCCCCATTTTCCGTCGGAGGGAATCTTATGGAAGAAGAATACCACCATATCATTGGTGTTAGAACTGTACGCGCTGATAGCGGAAGACCAAAGTTATCATGCGACTTTGTAATCACAATTACGCCAGACCAAATTACTAAATCCCGCCTTGCTGAATCAATGTACAAAAACAAGTTATGGAAAACCACTTACCGAGAAGCGATTGAAGCGGTGGGTTTACAAGAGTTGGATGCTGCACTTTGGGCTTCCAAAATCAGAGCCAGTTCAAATATGATGACAATTCACAAATTTGTAACAAACTTTGAAATGACTAGAGAGGATTTTGATATCTTTGTACAAGCTGCGAATGTGTCAGATGGAACTCTTAAGAAACTCATGGATGGAAAGATTGGAGGTGGTTAAAGATGTGGGGTAGAATAACAACTGAATGTCCTGAATGTAGCGAGGAAGCTTCAGATATCTATAGAGTGGGTGATTGTAAATATATTGTATGTACTCATTGTGGCTTAGTGATATATGCTGAGGAAACATACATAGTTCGTAATGCCTTACATCTCGATAGACTAAAAGGACTTACACCAGATAACATTACACTTAACGACTTTGAGACAGTTTCTGAAGGAACAAGTGGATCAATCTTTATCGGACAAGAATGTTAGGGGAGGGAAGGATGAAAAGGAAAGCTGATTTTGTTACAAACTCAAGTAGTACTTCTTTTATTGCGATGGGGGTTGAATTTAATATCCCTGACGAAATGAAACAAACTGCGTTTGACAGAGCAGTTGCGTGGCATAAAGAAAAGGGATATAGCTTTGACTATAAGTCTGTAGATGAACTCTTTGAATCTGATTACGAAGGAATTGAAGCAGTTAGGTCGATGCTCGAAGAGTTGGGTCTTGAATGTGATTCCGACCCGTATGGTGATAGGGAATTGTTCGTAGGAATGCACCCGCAAAAAATGAATGATGACGAAACACTACGTGAATTCAAACAACGAATTCTTGATCTTCTTAACCAGTTTGGAAAATTTACAATGGAGGACATTGGTTGGTTGGAAGATTGTAGATGGGATGGATAAAAGGAGAATAGCATGGAACCAGTAGTATTAAATATCGCAGCTGGAAAAATGGACCCGTTGGGATTGAAGTCGCCCCCAGCCCACTATGTGGTAAATCTTGACACGATGTATTATAGAGCATCTTCTCCAGAAGATGTTGAAAGTATCTACAGTTTATGGATACGTCAAGTTCCACATATTGACAGGAAAAAGATAGTACATTGTAATGAGGATGCGTTCAGGTTTATGGAACGAACTAAACTTCAATTTGACGTCATTACTTGCTATCGATTTCTTGAACATGTGAGTTTTACACAAGTTCCATATTTCATCTATCTTATGTCGACATGTCTTAAGATAGGCGGAATTGTGGACATCATTGTTCCGAATTATACAACGTTGGCGAGAATGGTTATTAATGAGGTACCTGGTGGTCCGAATTTTGAAGCGGACAACATATTACTGACTACCGAGTTACTCAATGAGCCCGGATGTCCTCATGCGTCAATATGGACAGCCCTTCGAGCAAAATATTTCTTCCATCTCGAGGGGAGATTTGAAGTAATCAATGAGACAATTACAGAGAGTTTCGAATATGATGGACGAGATATCTATCTCAGATTTCAAGCGAGGAGGATTCGATAATGGAACAATCACATTGGATTATCGATCCCACTTGCAGTAGATGTAATGGAATGGCGGAACGAGTATATGTAAGTCCAACGAAAAGAACAATTACCTGCTTCGACTGTGGGTTAGTTAGAGTTGAAGAATTGCGGACGTGGGAATGCACATTAGAATACTTTCCTGAAGGGAGTTCAAATGGCGAAAAAGAAGCAGCCTAAGAAGCAAGGCGTTTGTAAACGTTGTGGAGCAGATATACGAAACACAAATCGACTGGTATTCTGTTCAGATAGATGCTCCCAAATTTGGTTTCGTGACAACCACAAAAAGGAAAGAAATAAATACAAAAAGAAAAACTATATGGACTTTAAAAATGGGAAATCATGGGTTGCATGCAAATGTCCCAAGTGTGAAAAGATTCATAAGGTTAAAATGAAGTGGATCGGAAATGGAATGCCGAGAAAATTCTGTAAGAAGTGCATTACACATCTTGGTCAGATTTACAGCGGAGCGATTGCTGCATAGGTTAGCTGGGATCCTACCTGTACACGGCCTCTGCAGGTAGGTTGCATGGGGGTTTCATGCCACGTCTGCTAGCTATGCGTGAGTCACAGATAGTCCCGTGCGTAAAGTTGTTTTGCTACTGTGACGTCCTTTGGGAAAGATGCTCGGGGGTCTAATCCTTTAACAATAGCTAGTAACCCCCAACTTCTTATGAAAAGGAGTGAATATGTTTAAATGGTTAAAGAAATTGTTTAAGAAAAAACCATCTATATATGATTCGCCAATGATGTGTCCAGATTGTGGTTGTGATATGTTGATGGTTGCAGATCCAGAAGTTCACTGGAAATGTATTGGTTGTAAGAGAGGATGGTAGAATGAATGAAATCGACTGGGATGATCCCATAGTTCTAGCAGAACAATCAGAAGAGTTGCGGCTGTCTCACGCAATAGCGATCGCAGCTGAAGCTCATAAGTATACACTTGATAAAGGAGGACGCCCATATATACTCCACCCACTTACAGTTATGTTTCGATTTACTGATCCTATTGATCAAATGGCAGCTGTACTACACGATCTCATAGAAGATACATCCTATACTCTTGATGATTTATGGAGATTTGGTTTTGGAATACAGGTCGTAAATACGGTAGATGCGTTGACAAGACGAGAAGGTGAAACTGTAAGGGAGTATTATGATAGATTGAAAGGAGATGAAAGAGCAGTAAGAATTAAGATGGAAGATCTAAGTCACAATATGGAGGTGATAAGATTTAAAAGAATGTTAGAAAAGAAGGACATTAACCGACTCAAAATGTACCATAAGATGTGGTTAGAACTATGGACATTCAAGGAAGGAGTGATAGCTTGAAAAAGAAACTTGATTTCGTAACCAACTCATCATCTACATCTTTTATCATTGGAGATATGAGAGGTGACATTGATGACGCAATTGGGAAGGTGACCATTACAGTAAATCTCCGAGACTTCCTGGAGAAATCAATCGAAACAAGAGAGGAACTCCACGACTTTTGGGAATACTGGTATGGGGATTTTGAAACTCGAACAGAGGACTACGAAAAGTGTTGTAAGATTATTGACGATGGCGGTGTAATCCACGTCCTCAACGTCAGTAATGAGGGAGAGGTAATAGAGGCAGTCATTCAAGATGAAGGATTGAATGACATGGATTTGCCAGATCATATTATTGTGATTCAAGGAGAAGGAGGTTATTAGAATGTCGAAGATACCTGGAATGGACGACATGGATCCAATGGAAGCAGTAAAGAAAGCAAAGGAAATCAAGGACGAGGCTATTGGAAGAGTGAAAAAGAAAGGGAAGAGATGGTTGGTGATCACAGGTTGTGTCATCATAGCGCTGTTTGTAGCACCATTCATTTGTACAACGGTTGAAAGAGGTACTTACCACATCAAACAGACAGCGATCTTTGGTACAATGTACGCAAAGACTAGTCCTGGTATCTGGTTGCAACTATGGGGTGATATCGATGTGTGGCCTAAAGCTTTCACATTCTTCTTTACCCATGACAAGGATACCGACTCTGATACCCACGGAGACCTTTCTATGGAAGTTCGATTTGTAGATGGGTCGAAGTGTAAGATCTCAGGGACCGCTCGTGTTGTGATGCCAACAGATGAAGATACCGCCTTGACGTTGGTTACAGAACACAACTATAAAACCTGGAAACAGGTAAGAGATCTCTTAATCCGACCGACAATTCGTAATGCTCTCAGAATGACCGCAAATATGATGACAGCTCAAGAGAGTTATTCATCCAAACGAATTAACTACAACGAGTGGGCTAGAGACCAAATTGAGAACGGGTTGTACCAGACAATGGATGAAAGTCGTCTCGTCGAGGATCTGGTTTCAGGAGATAAGGTTATGAAGACGTTTAAGGTAATTAAACGTGAACCTGCGATTGATGAGAAAACTGGAAAACAAATGGTAGATAATGAGGGAAATCTCATGTGGGGTGTACCTCTTTATCAAAAGAACCCGTTGGAAGGGACTGGCATTCATCTTGAAAACTTTGAGGTAAAATCCTTTGAGTATGCTGATAAGGTGAAAGATCAGATTGCTACACAACAGGAAGCCTTTATGGCGGTTGCTACTGCTAAAGCAAAGAAGCAAGAAGCGGAACAGCGTAAGCTCCAAATTGAGGCTGAAGGTAAAACAGAAGTAGCGAAAGCTAAATACGAGGAAGAACAAATCAAGGTTCGTGCTGTGGTTGTAGCTGAAAGGGAGAAAGAAGTTCGTGAGTTGAACGCAGCGAGGGATAAGAACGTAGCAGTGATTGCTGGTAAACAAAGGAAAGAAGTTGCTGCTCTGGACAAAGCTGCTGCTGAGCTGAACAAGAAAAAGAATATCCTTGACGGTGAGGGTATCGCAAAGAAGAAACAACTGATCCTCGATGCTGACGGCGCACTCCAACAGAAGCTGGATACCTATCAAACGGTCATGGCTAAGTGGGCAGATGCTTTCGAAAACAGAAAAGTGCCAGCTTATATGATGATTAGTGGTGGAGCGGGCGGAACAGGTGGCAATCATCCTGACGCCCAGACCGCCCAGTTTATGGCGAATCTCAACGCGCTAACCCTTCAGTCGTTGGGATTGAATATTGACATTAAGAAGGGGCGTCAGAAATAGGAGGATTCTATGTATGCAGGTTTCCTCATTCAAATAGCATGTGTTGCTATAGTAGCGTGGTTAATCTGGAAGAAGTTTGGTGACAAAATAATGTTATTCTTTGGAGGTGAATCGCCGGAGGAGGTGAAGACGCGACTCCAAGAGAGGATTGAGCAATTGAAGATCGCTCAAGAACAACTGAAAGCAATGAGGCAAGAGGTAGAGGTCACAAAAGAGCTTAGAGCAGTTACAACTGAGCTTGAGAAAGAAATGAAAGCATTATCAAAAGTCAATAAAAAACTGGGTGTATAGAATACCCAACATGAAAGGAGATTTAAAATGGCAGACGCAGCACAAGAAGTTGTAGAGAACACGGAAGAGTTGGAAGCAACAACCGAGGAGAACGAAGTGGAAGCTTCCGGAGATCTGGAGAATCACGGTTTTCCTGTTGGTGATGATGACGAGATTGAAACGGTTGAGGAAGAAGATGAAGTCGTAAATCGTCGTCAGACCTTCGCAGATCGTATTGAGGATATGGGGTTGACCGAAATGGGAGACGGGTGCTACCACTACGCTGACGAGCATTGTGAGGTGGCTTACAGGTCTCTTTATACCGGAGGTGGTGCAGAGATTATGGACAATGTCGCTGTTCCGCATTTGTCCCTGTTCACCAAGGGTCTTGAGGAAGATGATGACTGGAAGAGAGCTGGTTTGGTTTCCGACGCCTACAGGTTTACTGGAAATGGTGCTCTCATTGAGGCGATCAAGGCCTCCATCGTCGACGCCGGTTCTCCCATCTTCAGGGAAGCTTCCTACCTTACCGCAAACAAAACCCAGATTCGTCATGAGATCATTGTCCAGAACGAGACTAATATTCCCTCCGTGGGTGATGTGTATCCGTTGATCGTCATCAAGAATAGCTACGATGGGACGATGGCAGCAAACATCAGTTTCGGGTTGTTCTTCAATGACTCCGACGATCTGGATGTTATGTTCGGTTCCAAGCAAAACTGGGGAAACATTCGCCAGGTTCATCTTGAGGGAGCACAAGCAGATCTAAGCGGTCCTCTTGGTGGATACGTCACTGCGTTTAGCGAGAACATCGCCGACTTGGTTCAGACGAATTTGGATAATGAACTGACCGAACAAGAGATGCTCGCTACGCTGGATGTGATTGAACGGTCTGCTGGTAAGAAAAGGCGGGAAGCTTTGTCCGCAATCCTCGAAGAGATGCACGACGGGGAAGAGGGTGATACGCCCATGACAAGCTGGAAAATGTTCCATGCGATTACCCGGTTTAGCACGATGGAGAAAAACCTCAACGCCAAGCTCCTTCTGGAGAATATGGCTGAGAGAGTTCTGGTAGTTCCTCCACAAATGTTGGAGGTTCTGTCCGAACTCCAAGGGTAGGTGAAACATGAAATGGTTGATTGGAATTGGTATACTGTGCGCGATCGTATGGTATGTCAATAAAAGAGTCAAAGAAAGAACAGGTCGGTCAATACTCGACGCGATAGGTGATATCGCTGATGATGTTAGCGACTTCGATGACGATTAGGAAATTGGACCCCTCGGAATATATCTGAGGGGTCCATTTTTTGTTGTTATATTTTTTGAACAAAAAATAAAGTCAAAGGAGATCTAAGTTGCCTGAAAAAATTTCTAGTGAAGCTCAAGGAGTTATAAACCAACCCGCTGTAAATTTCTTTCTTGATCTTCGAATTAAGGATTTAACATATACAAATGATTTGGCGGGAGTTAGAATTGCTTCCTCTCTTGCGTCAGCATATCCGAACATAGAGATCATTTTAAATATCGCAGCAAAAGATGCAATCATCCCATCTCTATCTGGTGAAGATCCAATCAAATTAAAGATAGAACTTCTCCAACAAAATACTGCTTCAGAGCCTGTGAGATCTCAACCGCAGGATACGTTAGAATTTGATTTGATGTTAATTTCAGTTGAATTTGAGATGCCTGTCACGGATGCAATGGCTGCACCAGGTCTTGAACATACTCTTGATAGAACTACAGTAAGATTACTAACCGTACCAAGAAAACCATACATATCAATGACTACAACTGTAAATGAAGTATTTGGTGTTGTAGAAGATCCAAAAACTCCAAAAGAGGTTATTGAGAGTCTGGTGTCTGAGTTTTCTTCTAATACAACAATTAAATATGATTCTGCAAATCAAAACAAAAATAAGGTACCACAGTTGTGTGTGCCACCAACTACATTATATAGCGCTATTAATTACCTAGATGATACCTATGGATTATTTGATGGAGCATGTGCTGTGTTTTGTAAACATGATAATGAATTACAAGTAATGAACTTATCCTATCGAATTAAAAGTTCAAAAGACAGACTAACAATCTATCATTTGTCCACAAGTGCAAACCCAGAAGATGCTATTTTTAAGAGTCTAAAAGATCGAACTTATTATACATATGATAACCTCCAAACAACCTACGTAGGTAACACAAAATTTGCTGTAATAGGAAATGATATCAATCATATTGTTTTGCCAAGCGACTCACTATATGCGGTTGTTCAACAAGATCTCACAAATATTTGTGGAAGATTCGGGATTATAGATCAACGAAAAGACATACCGGTTGGAGCAGAAATAGATCATAGAAAAAAATATTACATCTTACATGGCGGTGTTGAAACACAAGATACTTTCGCAAATGCGATGGTGGCTAAGAAGATATTTGATTTGTCAAGAATAAGCTTTCAACTAGATCGAAATATTAAATTAACATACTTAATGAATATCGGTCGCCCAGTTAAGCTGAAAACTACAACATTAGAACATAAGGGATTAAGTGGAAATTATATATTATTCTCGACTGATGTTGTTCTAATTCGAGATGGTGGAATTTGGACGTCGACCGCAAGACTACAGCTTGCAAGAACTAATCGAACAATCGGACAATAAAGGACTGTCCCCTTTCGGGGACAATCCCACCTTTTTCTATAAAAAGATGGGGGTGGTACAATAGACTACGTAAGGGTTAGAGTCCGGTAGATTTTAGCCTCTTGTAAATAAATCATGGTACCTCCTTTCAAATCAAATTTTTGGTGAATGTTCAATTGTCCTCCATCATGACCTTTGTTAACAATTTCTCGTTTGTACATCACATTTCCTTCCTCTGCGCAGTTTAGGTTAGTAATACTCCTCCTTGCGACAAACGAGGCGTGCCTAAGCCAACCGAAACCTCCTTTAGTTATAGGTCAGCAGAAGAGAAAACAATATGTTTTCTCAGTTATTAATATATATAAATCTATCTTCTATATATGATCCTGTTGAGAACAAATAAAAAAGGGGGTTCGTATGATAGAAGAGCAAATTGTTAAGTTAAGGAAAGATGCAGAAGAATATGTTGCGGAGTTCATACGTTGTAAATCTTCCTTCGACTATTTTTGTAGTAGATATATTTTAATTGAAATGCCTGGCGGAGACGTTCTTCTCCATCCTTACAAACCCCAATCTAAACTAATTCGACTGATAAACAATAAACATTACGTACTAGTTCTTAAATCTAGACAGATTGGAATCTCTACAATTACACAGGCTTATATTGTTTGGTTGTGTTGTTTCTTTGATAATGCAGTGGTAGGTATTATTTCAAAAGATGGAAAGGAAGCAACAGATTTTGCTCGTGCAATTCGAGCTATGATGGAGAAACTTCCAAAGTGGATGGGTGCTAACTTTGATAAGAAGACGGAACAATCTTTTATTCTTACAAATGGTGCAAAAGTATACGCATCTCCAGTAAACCCAAATGCTCCAGAAAAAACTCTTCGTGGTAAAGCTATTACATTTTTGGTAATTGACGAAGCTGCATTTATCAAGTTTCTTGATGAGGCTTGGACAAGTATGGTATCTGCGTTATCAACTAATCAGATGCATGCGAAAAAGCAAAACGTTCCCTATGGTACGATTATATTATCCACGCCAAATAAAACCGTAGGTCCTGGAAAATGGTTCTTTGAGAGATATCAAAATGCTGTATCCGGGGATGATATCTTTCATCCTTTTGTTATCCATTGGCGTGACGTAGAAGAATTAGCTGATGATGAGGGTTGGTATGACACACAATGTAAATTGTTTGATAATGATCCTCGTAAAATTCAACAGGAGTTGGAGTTAAAATTCTTATCATCTATTGGATCATTTTTTGACGAATCTGTAACACAACAACTTCAAGAGATCAAGATTAATCCAATAGAAAAACTCAAGTTATTTGGTGGGGAAGCTTGGCGATTTAAAGAACCAGAACCAAAAACTCATTATATAAGTGGAATTGATACGGCGCCAGAACATGGTGCTGATAAGTCTGCTATTACTGTATGGAACAACCAGACCCTAGAACAAGTATTTGAGTATCAGGGAAAGTGTAAGGTACTTGATTTTGTTAAAGTTGTTAAGGTTGTAGCTGCACAATATCCTGGTACATTAGTTATAGAATCGAACTCGTACGGAAACCAAGTTGTTGAAGAGATGAACAACAGTGAATACATGACGATGGTTTATAGTGAGTCCAGAGGTAACAAAAAATTACCAGGATTACAAACGACAGGTAAGTCAAGACCATTAATGATAGATGCTTTATATTCTACAGTTACTGAGTTTCCAGAGTGCATTCAATCTACTAGACTCGCCTTAGAACTCGTCGGATTAATCACGAAACCTAGTGGTCGTGTTGAAGCTGATACGGGGTGTCACGACGACTTAGCACTCGCTACAGCGTTAGCATTTTATGTGAGGAAATATGATCCACCTTATGTTGACTATGCAAATCCTGTAAATTCCGCGCTGTTGAAAAATGTGCTTGGGATGAATGATATACATGTAGGAAAACCATCAAATGCTTCAATCATTCATGACATTAAGAACAACTTAGGAAAAGATAAATATCGAGGTAATATAAATACATTTGACTTTTTAGTTGGGGTTGATAGAGATTAAGGAGCTACCAATGTTTGAAGACGCATTATTTCCAGGAGATGTTCCTCCAGAATATATTGAAGAGTGCAATCAGCAGCTACAACAGGAGATTTTTGCTCTTCCATTTAATACATACCTTGTAGCTAATTTAGATGGGTGGAAGTTATATTCATCGGATGCTCTAAAGAGAAGATATAAAGAGTCAATGTATAAAATGTCCCGTACAAAAAATATAGCTGATGATATTGGCAGAATGGTGGATGACAAAAAAATCATACCATGTTGGATCAATAAGGGAATTTTTCGACTCATAACATTTAAAATTTTCGCTCCTAGAGGTGCACAAAGTATAGCTGGATTCTTTACAAATAGAGAGAACCAAATTTATCTTCTAATTGATAATAACATGTCATTTGGTTTTGCATCGAATAATCTACTAGCAAGTCTTACAGTTCATGAATCCATGCACATGGCTTGTAGTAATCAAAGAGGATCATTTGTGTCTCTATTTCGAGAAGAATTAATAACATATTATAATACAATGTTTGAATTTATATTCCAGACAAAAGGGGATATATCTAAAGCGAGCCAAAAAATTATTTCGTTTCTTTTTAAATCATTTGAATTTCCTGTGAATCCATCGCCTGCGCCGCTAATTAAAAAGTATTTAAGATTGATGGATGAAGAGTTAAGACCTTTTTCTACATTATCTATGGAGAAATTTGACCAATCTCTAAAAGATTATATTGATTATATTCGATTATATTTTTTCCATGGAGAGAGATTCTATAAGTCAATAAGAGACTATGCCCATATTTATCAAGGATTAAGAAAAGGATATGAAAGAGGACTAGGTGTGAAGGGAAATACAAGTCTGATGGTCCAAGAGATGTTTTATCCTTCAGAGATTATTTGCATTTACGCTGAGCTTACACAAAGAATGTCCAAAGTTTATAGAGCATTTCATAAAATATAAGAGGATTTCGAGATGGTTGATGAAAACAAAAAAAGGCAAGACGCCTTAGAAAGGGAAGCTGACAAACGGATACAAAATATAAGTAATGTTACGTCGTCCGTTGCTGCAAGAGCAGAAGCAGCCGCAAAACGTGCCCAGGATTTAGAAGTCCAAGAGAGGTACGGTACGGCGAAAGGTGCTCGACAAGCAGTATCATCAATCGACCGTGTACTTAAAAATTTAGGAAGTGCCACCGAAGCCTTAGCAATAGGTGTTAAAAACATAACAGCTGAAACCGCAAGAGGTGTTAAACAAATCTCAGTAGGAGCAGCTGGCGCTGTTGGAGAATATGCAAAAGCTGTTGGTGAAGACATCAACTGGAATAAGGGCGCATTTGTAACCACTACCCTTGGAAGAATTACTCCCCTCCTTGGTTATGCTGTGGCTAAAATGATGGAAACCACAGTATTCAGAAATATGATCGCAAAAATGAAAGCTGGTATTAACAAGGCTCTTGGCGCGGTCGCATTCAAATTTAAGCAAATTGCGATGGTTGGTTGGGAAAAAGGAAAGGAGTTTGTAGCGGGAATTCGTGATCTCTTTTCTCGAAAGAGGGGAGCAGCGCGTGTAACTGAAGCGGCAAAGCGAGAAAAAGAAGCAATAGAAAAAGCCAAACGTGCAGCTCCTAAGATGCAAAGGGGTGGGTACGTCAAAAAAGGCGGACTCGCAGAAATTCATTCTGGAGAAGTGGTGCAGAGTAAGCAGGACGTTGCTGGTTTTAAACGGCTGGCAACTGTTATCGCTTCTGGATTTAAAATCTTCCAGAAAAAGTCGCTTGATATTGAGCAAAAGTTGGCGATGCAACCACATGTCCAAAAGAATATTCTTGGAGATGCTGTCAAAGACGCGCTCGCAGAAAAACAAGGACGAGGAGCTCCGTTAGAGCGAATTGCTGAAGCCACTGCTCGTATCGCTACTATTGTAAATCCATTCCGTCTTATCTCTACAATTTGGCAGAACTTCTTAGCAAGAAGTCCGTTCATTCGAGCATTTAATAGAATTGGAGTTGCTGCATTAAAGGTCGTAGCACTTCCAATAACTGCTCTTTTTAAACGAAGAACGTCAGGATTACGGCTAACGGGAAATCCATTTGTTGATATGGGTTCTCTGCTGGGCGCAATTCATGGAATTTTATACACTGAATTAGACACTCAAACTCGCCATCTAAATGACATTGCTGAAGCAACAACAGCAATGGCTCAGAAAGAAGGAATTAAAATTGAAAGAACTCAAGCTAGAAAAGCTTCGGCTACTTATACATGGGCGGGCAAGGGAATAAAGTGGTTAGGTAAACAGATTGGTTCAGGTCTCGGTTGGATGTTTGGTGAAGATTCACCGTTTGTAAAATTTATGACCAAAGAAAGATCTGTTGGTGGCGGCGCTAAATGGATGGGAAGAAAAGCTGGTGAAGCAGTGAAATGGGGTGGTAGAAGAACAGAAGAGAAATTAAGAGAAAAATATGGTGACAAAGCATGGGTTGATTATATTTCAAAACAACGAACTGTAAAAGGTGGACTTGAAGGTACTAGAGATTGGTTAAAAGAGAAGACTTGGGGGAGAGTTGGTAAATGGTGGGACGAACGAAAGAAAAGAAAGAAAAATGTAAGAACACTTGAAAAACAATTATATGAATTTGAAGACTTGCATAAGACTCAAAAACGAAGTTTAAATCTTCAAAAAGATCAATACTTAAGACAAAGAAAGCAACTTAGAGTTGCCAGAGCATCATCTAAAAAATTAGGATCTGTTGCAACCAGATTAAAAAGCGGAAAAGATTGGTTCATGAACCTGTTTACAAAAATTGGAATGGGTATTATGGGCATCCCAAAATTGTTAGGTAAATTTTGGGGAATCGCAAAGGGTCTTAAAAGTATGACAAGTTTCTTTAATCTTGTTAGTAAAGTTGGACCTTTGAAAGCTATCCTTGGAGTTGGTGGTGGAATTGCAGCGGCTGGTGCAGCAGGATATGGTGTTGGGACTCTCCTAAATAAACTGATTATCGAACCATACATTGTCAAGCCACTTGTCAAGGGTTCGGAAGAGAGGGCTAAGCGAAGTACTAAACAGCATGTGACAGGTATTAGGGAAGCACAAGATCTTATTTCACGATACCAACTTGGAGAAGAAGTCGACAAAGAGAAAGTTATAAAAGCCAGAACAATGATTTCTGCATCAGCTCAGATGCAAGGAATGAAAGCTAAAAGACGAAAAGACTTTGGTTCTCTTACAAGAAGTACATTGTTTGATGAAATTGAATCTGCTCAAGATGCTTACTTCGTAGAAAATTTTGACCGATATGCTGGTTATGGTTCTGCTCAGTTAACTAGACTTCGTGCAGAGTGGTTAGAAAAAGGTGGGTTTGGTGGTAAAGGTTGGACTGAAAATGCAACTGAGTATGGTAGACGAAGAGAAGAAGCTTTCTTAAAATATGTTGAATCAAAAGGCAAAAAATTATCAAAAGAAAAATTAGAGACTCAAGCCAGAGGAGCATTGACAGGGGAGAAATACTTACTTTCTAGAGGTACAGCAGCAAAAACTAGAAAGTTCCAAAAAGGTCTTGCTGATTACTTACCAATCATTTCTCAATTTGCAGGAAGTACTATTTTAGGCGTTGGTTCACAAGCAGCCGCAAAATATCTTGAGAATAACCCAGAAGCTCTAGTTAAAGTAGCTGATTCTATTTTGAAAATGAAAAGGGATCAAATAGACCCAAATATTATAGCCGCTGCTGAGTTCATTAAATCAAATCCTGATGCGTTAGGTGCTCTAGAAAAAGGAGATGCCATTGTTCAACAAGCAAAGGCAACCGTCACTGAAAAAGTAGAAGGTGCGAAACAAAAGGTGAAAGCAGAGACAACAAAGAGATATGTTGCGGTACAGGCTTGGGCAACATTAAAAGAAAATGGACAGCAACTTATAGGATACGGTGGCGCAATGGGCATTGGACATCGTGGATACGTCCAGGCTCTTAAAATAGCTAAAGCCCACGCCAGAAAACAAGTTCTAGAACAAGCTAAAGGTAGTAAAATCGGTGCAGTAAATTATACAGTTGTTGAAGATGAAGCGTTTGCAAAAGAATTGATAGCAGAAAGACGAAAGCCAACCGGTACTGCTATGGATACAGCTATAGAAACCGCTGGGGAAGGAACTCTTGTAGCTGCTGCAGAATTTGGAAAATCAGCTAGAAAAGCAACAGATAAAGCAGTTGCAACTGTAAAAGAATCTGCAATAAAAGCGAAAGATTTTGCAGCTGATGCTGTTAAAAATCCAACTGTATATTATAGAATGTTAAAAGAACGAGTATTTGATGGCATTGATGTACTGAAAGGATATGTAGCAAATATTAGCGATAGAATGACTGGAGTATGGGAAATTGCTAAAGCAAGATATGAACATGAAATTGGACAACTTCCAAAAGAAGTAGTCGCTCATAGAGGCTTCAAAGGAATGGCTACAAAAGGTACGCCACTCATAAGAACGGAAGCTGGTGAGTTCATTGAGATTACTCCAGCAGGGGAAGTTAATGAAGCTCTTAGAAGACAAGGTGTTTCGAGAGATCAAGTTGCCGCACTTGGCGCTGGAAGAGATATAATGAGAGCCAATATGACTTCAGATATGATTAGCGGTATAAATGGAATACGTGGCGCTGTGGAATCAGGAACTAAGTCACAAGCTGCTATGATGTCATCGTTTATAGATAACTCTACACAGTCTACACAAGTTACTAATGTAAATGGCGGTGGAGGAGCTTCTGGTCCAGGAGGAGCTGTATTTTATGGCAATGAATTAAATGCAGTACTTTCTGGGAACTTAACGTAAGGAGATTGAGATGGCTAAAGAAACAGGAAATTTAACTGACATTGAGTTTACATATGGTTTGCCACCTACGACAGAGACTACAGCACCCATTATACATAACACAATGCCACAAGCTACTATTACACCTTGTGTTCCCAAGTTTGAACAAGGGCATTCACTATTTAGATTGGAAGAAGAACCGCCATCTTATTTAAAGTTGTTAGAAGATCATGGTTTTACAAAAAAGAGCGGTGATATTCAAGTTGCATTTTTAGCGGATTCCTTTCCAACGGATACGTTTACAAATGAGTTTGGTGAAACCTTTCTAGATAGATTTGCGAAGGTAGCCTCAGGTGGAGTTTCTGATGTTATGCAAATTCTTGGAACACGCAGTGCAGGTGAAACAGCTGATGTGATGCAGGAGATTGCTGGAGAAGGAAAGTTCGCAGATCTTATAGGTTGGGTACAGGGAAAAGCTGGAGCCGCAGAAACTGCCCTGACGAAAAAAGCTGGAGAAATAAAAGGAAGTAGAGCTAAACAAGTTGCTCAGAATATATTGAATGTAACAAAAGCAGTAGCAACAGGTGGTCGTTTTGACTTTCCTCAAGTATGGAAGAATAGTACATTTTCTCCGTCTTATACAATGACAATTAGATTATGGAACCCATCACCAGGAAATGCAGAGTCCACGAGAAAATTTATTGTAGGTCCGATAGCATCTCTACTACTTCTTACACTACCTCAATCAGATAAGGACGTTGGATCTGCATACAAGTGGCCTTATCTATGTAAAGTAAGAGCACCCGGAATATTTCATTTGAGCGCTGCTTACGTAAGTAGTGTAGCTGTGATAAAAGGTGGCGACCAACAAAGTATTGCATGGAATCAAAATCTTGGTGTAGTTGATGTAAGAATAGACTTTGGAAGTCTTTTTAACAGTGTCTTGACAGAAACTACAGGAAGTGTACTCAAAGATAGTCGTCCGACTCTTCGAAATTATCTTGAAGGAATTGGCGGTCCTGGTCTCCCTAATCGACAAGGGAAGGGTTTATACAATCCTTTTATAGCAACTCAGGAATCATTGTTTGGGGAGGAAGGAATAAGAAAGTCCCTAGAAGAGATTCTTTGGGAATCGAGAGAATATAATCATGGTAAAGCAATACCAACAAAGACAAATCAGAAAACAGTCAACTCTGTAAATACCCAGAATAAACAAACTGAAACTGCAAGTGATCCGACTTCAACAAGGGTTACACAAGAACAGAAGGATGCTGAAAATAATTTTGTGTGGCCCTAACATGCAGTATTTCTAAAGATCATTGTGATATAATAGGCGAGATATTTATTGATTAGAGCTTGGGTTTGCTTTGTTAAATCATCGTACTGCTTTTGGTAATTCAAAGTTTTGATAACTTGATTTAAAAGTAAAGTAACTTGTTGTTTAAAGTAGACCCTGGCTTTAGTCCTCTTTACAGCCATCAACCCACTGACATATCCGTAATAAGACTTTCCGCAAATCGAGTCAACCGAAGTTACACCTTTCAAAAACAATTCTAAGATTGTTCTTATATTGTCTGCGTATTTCACGTCGCGGATATTATTTGAAATCAGTGTTGCTAATGATATTCTAATTTTTGTCAACGCCCTAGCTTCATCAACAGCTTTACGATCTGTAATTTTGTAGACCGTTATCTTTTTAACAACATCAGTAACAACTCTTGAAGTTCTCTCTAATTGTTGATATTGTTGTTCATCACCCTCTTCACCTTCATATGGTTCTCTAATCGCAAGCCCTTCCTTCGAAGCTCTATAATATAGTTCTGCAAAACTCTTAATACTTTGAGATACTCTTGTTCTAGCTTCTCTAATGAATGTAACATTTCCATCTACAGTTGGGGAAATAAAATTTTTTCTGTGTTTTTTATCCATTTCCCTTGTCATAAAAAGAAGCGCATTCGCGATAGTTTTTTCTCTGACAAAAAGATGAGTCTTTGCAAGATTCTCTAGAGTATACTTAAATACATCTTTGTTACAATACTGAATTTGCTTGTATATTAAGTTTGTAAATACTCTCGTGATATACAAAGTAAGGGTTGACGTATAAGCACTCACCTCACGACGTTTTAACATTGCGTACATTATGAATAGATAGAAATTTGAGATTGGGTCTGTTTCTAACTTCCATTTTGCGGCAGGAGTGCCCTTGTAAAACCTTTTCACAAACTCACGTATATCTTTTTCTTTTAACTTGCACAAATGGAGTAAAATGAAATAGTACTTTTTAAGGGAAGGGTAGTAGCAAGGTTCTGACAAACTAGATAGTTCAAACGCAGCAATTTGATGAATTTTCTTTTTTAATGCTGGATAATCTATATTTGATTGTTCAAGTAATATATCCATTTTTATTCTTGTGTAAGAATCCTTACAACAATATCATCTTCTGTGAAATATACCCACTCAGGACCATATTCTAGAAGCTCTTGTTGTGAGAAGTCTGATATATTGAAATTAAAGAAAATGCTACTCTCAGGTTTTATTAACCTACAGTGTGATACGCCAGTAACTCCTTGTACTACATCAATCATTTCTGTTCTATAAATGGCAATGTTAGGACCAAACCTGTCACTAAACGCCGATACTAATGCAGTTTTTATATCTGCTGAGAGACCTGCATCTGATGTATCAGCGGTCGGATCTCTAAACACTTCTAGTTCAATTTGTAATGGGATGTCATATATTGGCGGCGCCCATCCATACTGCGTATAAATGTACTTATAAGGTTTAGAATCAATATTAACAATGTCATTTGCAGTCGGTTCGATATAGGTCCATGTGATACTTGTTGAATCTGTGCATAAAGCAATCTGATCTCTTTTTCCTTCCCACTCTCCTCCTTCATTACCACTGATAATGTACCTATCAGAGATACTTGGCGACGTAGGAATGGATGTCAAACCAATGTCTTTCACGTCGGGTCTTGTAACGTCGTTTCTTAGCATATTAGTCATAATCCCTGTCGCATTACAAAACTTAACATTGGTGAAGTCTGTCAACATTCTATAGCTCTTTAAATCCATTGATGAGAGTAATGCTTGAAGAACTTGTAGTTCAAAATCTTGTTTCGTAACCCCATCATAATAACTCTTCTTAATTACAGGAATATCATAAATTACTGTAGTTGTTCCGTCGTCGGATGTATTTGACATCATATAATCTGAAAGGTCATCTCGAAACGTGAATGCAACGGAATATTGGCTTATAAGCTGCTCATGAACTAAGTTGGGATTACTAAATGTAAAATAGTAAGTTTGCTCCCCTTCTGGAATTGTCATATAATTTGGGAACGTATATCTAAATGTTCCAGCTTGTGCACCAGGAACATTTGTCATTGTATAAGTTGCGCTATTTGACAATATTTGCATCTCACATTCAACATCTGCAAAATCCAGTTCATTAGAATAGTATGTGAGTTCAAAAGTTGCTTCGTTTGTGGAGTCACTAACACTTACGGTTAATTCATTCGCATGGAAATGGTATGGGTCTTGTAAGTCATGCCCCCAACTTTGAATCAACAATGGAGTCAACTGAAGCTCATACATAATATAATGATAGTATGCTGCTTCGTTCATGCTATCCAATGTCATTTCAAATAGGGTAACATAATTTATACCATTTACAGATATAATTGTTCCTCGTGGTATATATGTAATTACTGAAGGTAATGTATACTTTGCATTTCTAGTAGGAACAATTTCATCACCAAATAGAAGTACTGTAAAGAGTTGGATTTCATTTACTTTTAAATCAGATCTCTTTAAAACTGGAATGGAATTTTGTGCAACAGGAGCGTCATCCACAATAGCTGCAATTCCTTCATAGTCACCCTCGGTAACAAGACGATTTAGAGCTGTAAGATTTGTTATGGAGTTTGACCGAATATCTTCTAATGATTCCTCATCTGCTCCACCTGTAGCTGGTGAAGGATTGGTTACAGTATAGTCGACTATAGTTGTGATGCCACTCTGTTGACTATATATTCTATCACCAGTTACAATAGATCCAGCAATAACATTACCATCAGCACCTTCAGTTTCGTCTATACTTACAATAACCGTAGATCCTGGAAGTGGTTGTTGACCAATCAAACCATTTCCAAAATATAATCGCTTACCTTCGGAGGATGTTCTAACAACGTACCCGTAGTCGTCACTCCCCATCAAATATAAACTTGTAAATTCAGTATACAACCTACCAGTCGCACCACCACCTTCATCAGGATCTCTTACATATACTGTAATGTTAGCTACTTTTCCTTCAATTGGGACGTCAACTGTTGTAAACTGAAAGGGTTGTAGGTCTTCGTCAATTTGGAATTCTTGTTCAGTTGGTTTATACTGTCTAACTGGGAGTACAAATGTGAAAGTTTGATCTTCAGATGTTGTATCAATTCCAACTGGAACGTTGTATACACGACCGTCCTGATCTGCAGAAATACTTACACCTGTGTTATTTGTGATGGCAACTGTAGTTTCATAGTAAGTAATAAAAGTAATTCCATCGCTTGTGGAAAACTCGAACTCATCAGGAATTGTAAAAGTTGTATTCGGATCTGTAAATGGAAGAGGGACTGTCATTAGGACATTTGCTGTTGCGTAAGTTGCTTCTGAAGGTCTGTACCCAAGGAACGAACTTAGATTATGAATAGATTCTGGGAGTTGTGCTTTTGTTAAGAAGAACTCACGATATACATTGTCCTGATAGAACATCAAGTTTGATGTTAGAGCAGAAATTACGTCTATGACGTATGATAGGAATGATGACTGAGTAAGATCAACATTATCGAGCTCCATATACTGCTTAGTGTACTCAATAATCTGATTTCTTATCGAGTCTCTAGATGCATATACTTGTGAAGAAATAGGTGTATCAGCCATAAGTCCCTCTTAAACAGTGTAGAAGCCAGTATTTTCATCCCACATATTTTTTAATCGACCCTTTAATGATTCATTTTTGGACAACATTCTTGCTAACGTTGTTGCATCCTCCAAGGTATGTACTTTCTTATCGTAATCAAAGAATACATATTGGTCTATTACTTGGTCATCTACATCTGCTAAATTTTTACTTTGATAAACTTTGATTTTCATTCTCCAAAAACGTCTATCTGTATTTGGATGAATTTCTACTCCCTTTACCATAAAAAGCGGATATACATTATTTGTAGGTCTTAAAAATTGTTGCTCTAGTTTTACAATATCTCCTGCGTATGGTGTTATCCCATAAGTGGAGGGAAATACCATTGTTGTTTCTTGTTCTTTTATATGTCCGATTTCTGAACCATCAAACCCTGTATTGATCTCTTCTGTGAAATAAACGGGAAGAAGCAAGTATTTGTCGAATTTAATTCCTGTAAGTGATCCTGTTCTTTCATATGCGCCACCAAACATTTGGGTGTCATCCCAAATTGTTTCGTCCTTATTTAAGTTATAATAAGTTGTTAGAAATGCAACACCAACTTTACTATAATACTCGTATACGAGATTTTGGTATTCATGAATGTAGTGGTACAACCTTGTCCAATTTTGCATAATTCTACCTCATGAATTTTGAAAGAAATTTACTTAAAATACCATCTGTGTAAGCTTTATGTCTTTGAGCTGACATTTTTAAATGAGTCGGATTATCAAGGTATTCATCTTGATTAAAATCAAACTTTCCATCAATCATGTAAATCTTTACATTGCCTGTGCTATAATTTGGATCAAAAGAAATGTCCAGGTTAGACTTTATATGTCTCCCTGGTTTCTTTAATTCCACTTTGTAATCGTTAATTGACGTCTGTCTAGCTACACAAGGAAGTGTTTCAACTGGTATAAATTTTTCCACCTTACTATAATGCTGAAGAAAAGATGGAAGCATTTCAATACCCATTCGAAGAATGAGTTGTGATGCAGATCTACCATCCTTCATAGAGCCGATTAAATTTAGTACCATAAATGTCTTCGACAAAGGAACAACCAGAATTTGCTCATTACCAATATGCGTCTTTTTTAATAATCCTTTGTACGTCTTTAGAACGCCATAAGTCAGAGTCTGCATGGTTTTTCCTTATGAAGTTATGTTCAGAACTAAAAAAATTCAAGTTCTAAGATATTGATTTTATTATTTTTTAAATATCCAAAAAATCGCGTTCTTTGTATATACAAGGACACAATTTTCTGTTTGTTTCTTAGAGAACGTTAAGGTACTTATTTTCATCAATTGCAATCGAAAGAGTACCTGTTTTGTCTTCATATTCTACTTCAATGTCTACAACAAATCCGTGTCGATCATGCATAAATTTTACATTAATGGATGTAATTGTAGCTCGATCATCATATTTAGATATTCTATTCAAAACCTCAGCTTGGATTCTTTGAACAGTCCTGTCATCTGCAGGTTCAAATACATACTTATATAATTCGCTTCCGTAAGCAGGATTATACAGATATGTTCTAAGAGGAGTCAAAAGAATATTATTCCATGATGACAAAATAACCTCAAGATCATTTACTCTAGCAAAATCACCACTAGATGAGATCACAGGAAGATAGTCAGCAATCTTTCCTTGAGAGCCAACTACGTTCTTTTGAAATCTTTCTAGTAGAGATGACATTATTTTTTCCTCTTCTCATCTATTAGTTTAAGTCTTTGTTCTTCTAAGTCAGACTTCCACTTCAGAAGATCATAGAACTTTTGTACAGGCATCATCATGACACTGTAATATTGTTGTTTCAACATCTCTATACAAGCAAAGATACTCTCGTTTAGGGTTTTTCT